CTCAGCGCGACTGCATGTACGCCTGGGTGTATGGCAAGACGTACACGCTGATGGTTGCTGAAAAAGCTTTGCATGACGCCAATGCTATGGACATCCGCGCACAAATGGCAGTGCCATTTGAGGGCCGCGAATTTGGAGGGCATGGCCGATGAGTCTGAATTCGACACTTTCCCCGTCGGCCGTGCCGCTGACGATGAGCAGCCGCGAGATTGCAGATTTGGTCGAGGCACGCCATAACGATGTGGTTGCCACCATCGTGCGTTTGTTCAGCAAAGGGCTTTTGCGATCAAGTCGTAAAACCCGCCGCGAGGTAACCGGTGGTCGTCCGATTGATGTCTACGACCTGATTGAGCGTGATACGCATCTGGTCGTCTCTGGCTATAGCGACGAGCACCGCGCCCGAGTTATTGACCGCTGGCAAGCGCTGGAGGCCCGGCAGGTCCTCGCACTGCCAAACTTTGCTGATCCAGTGGCCGCCGCGCGCGCCTGGGCGGACGCGAAGGAAGGCGAGCAGATCGCCGTTGCTCAGTTGGCGCAGGCCGCACCCAAGGTGCAGTTCTTCGACAAGGTGGTTGAGCGAACCACACTGATGACCGCCACGCAGATTGCCCAGAAGCTGGGTATGTCAGCCATCAAGCTGAACAAGCACCTGGACGAGCTGGGTATCTATGCCATGGGCGTGAAGCGCGCCCGCGTTTTCAAGCAATGGGTGATCGACAAGGGCTATGGCGAGCTGAAGCAAACGGAGCTTGGCTATTCGCAGCCGCTGTTCACCACCGCCGGCGAGGCATGGATTGTTGAGCGCCTGACAAGCGAAGGAGTTGCGTGATGACGAAGCAACACACCAACCCCAGTACACCCAAGCCCCGATTGGCGCAGGAAGGCAGCGCCAGCACATGAGCCTTTCCGCATCCCTGACCAATGTCGGCCATCCCGTGGCCTATTACCCGCGCCTGGCGCGTTTCTTTGGCTCCGTGAACGTGGCCATTCTGTTTGCACAGCTGCACTACTGGAGTCAGCGAGGCGAGAGCGACCTGGGCACGCACAAGAGCTCCGAGCAGTTCAGCGAAGAGACGGGCCTGTCCTACCGTGAGCAGGTCACAGCGCGCAAGCAACTGCGCGATGCAGGCTTTCTGATCGAGACCAACCGCCGCCTTGAGCATCGCATCTATTACCGCCTGAATCTGGAGGCCGTGGACGCTGCTTTTGACGCCTGGACCGAGGCACAAACAAAAGCGCATTCCCCGAACGACGAAAACGCATTTCGGGAACAACCCAAAGCGCAGTCCGGGGATGACGCCGAACGCACTCCGGGGGCTGCTGATTCGTCGCTCGACGAACTGCGCCAAACGCAGTCCGTTATTAATACAGAGACTCCACATAAGACTCCTACAGAGACTCCCTCTATTGCAGCCCAGGCTGGCGCCAAGGCTGCGAAGGGGAAAGAGCCGAAGAAGCCGAAGGAGGTAAAGGAGCCCAAAGAGGTCAAGCCGATGATGGTGAACGCGCCCAACGGAGTGATCCATGTCATCCCTGGCGAGCTGCATTACCCCGGCGAGAGCACCAAGAGCCACAAGACCTGGGTGGCCTACGCGATTGCCTTTCACGGGCGCTACAAGGACTGGCCGCTGTGGAACGCGTCTGTTGCTGGGCAGATCTCCCAGTTCATCGACAAGGTGGGCGCCGAGCGCGCCCCCCGCATTGCCGTGCACTACGTGCGCCGTGTCGAAGAGAGATTCATCTGTGAGCAGCTGCATCCCGTGAGCTTGCTGCTGCGCGATGCCCAGAAGTGGGCCACCCAGCAGCAGACCGGTGCGAGCACACCGCCCCCATCCCTGGCCCCGGCCGCAAGCCACAAGTTTGCAGGCGCCGGCAAAGCCATTTTTGACGGGATCGAGCTATGAACCGCAGCTACGAGATTGCAGATCTGGCCCAGCATGCACTGTATGGCGGCGAGCAACAGGGCCAGGCCCAGCGCGCAGAGGCATCCATCCGCACCCGCAAGCTGTTCGTGGTGCTGCAGAGCGCCTATGGCACGGCCTTCCTGGCCAAGTTCAGCACAGGGGAGCTCAACGAACGCCGCGAGGACAAGGGCATGCGCGCCGCGCAGCTGGTCTGGGATGCAGCCCTGGCCGAGTTCGCGGATGACGTAATCGAGACGGCCTCTCGGAACGCCCAGCGCGAGAGCCCCGAGTTCCCACCCAGCCTGCCGCAATTCGTGAAGGCCTGCGAAGCCCTGACGCCGCGCAAGACCTACTTTGAGGAGAACGGCCTGCTGGCGCTGCCTGCACCCAAGGTGGAGCGCCTGCTGGACGTGCCGGTCGAGCTCAAGGGCGACAGCAAGGACTGGGCTCGAAAGATCGTCGCGCGCATCAACCATGGAGATCAGACGGTGACGCGACACAGCCGCATGGCAGCGATGGAGGCCCTGGGCCTGAACCGGCAGCAGGAGGGCAGGTGATGAATGCCAAACGATTTACCAACGCACTACCTAAAGGCCAGGGACCATCTGGTGCAGCTGGCAATGACGCCGGGATGGTGGCACTACTCAAGGCACAGGGCTACGGAGTTGGAAGAGGAATCCGTGACACATGGGCACGGCCTGTGGCCGGGAATGCGGGAAGCCGTGCGAGCGGAGCTCAAGCGCCTGGGGTTCAAGCCGCAACCAAGCGATCTGGAGCCGGTGGAGCCAAGTACGGCAACAAGAAGACCGTCACGCCCGATGGGGTGAAGTTCGACAGCCGTGCCGAGGCACGCCGCTGGGGGCATCTGTGCATGCAGCTGCGAGCTGGGGAAATCAGCGAGCTGCGCCGCCAGGTGGCCTATGAGTTGGTGCCCGCTGTGAAGTTTGCCGATGCGAGCCGGGTGAAGCCAGCCATTCGTTATGTGGCCGATTTCGTCTATGTCGAGAAGGGCGCGGAAGTGATCGAGGACGTGAAGGGCGTGCTGACCACTGAATTCAAGCTCAAGCGCCATCTGATGAAGGCTCTGCTGGGCCTGGAAGTGAGGTTGGTCAAATGATCCAGCCTTTGAACCCCGCCTTCTTTGGCAAGGTCGTGCCTCTGGCCGGCGAACGCAAGCCCCCCAGCGCCTCGCGCGTCACCCGGCTGGTGTGGCCGGAGTATGAGCGCCTGGCAGACGGCCGCTACCTGGTTGAGCGCTGGATGGAGAACCGCTGCTGCAACCGGGTGCAGGCTGGCGCTCGCACTGTCTACGTTTGTAACGACTACGGTTTTCTGGTGCCTGTAGAGGACTGGGGGCGTGCATGGTACTGAGCCGCATCGACCAAGCCTTAGAGATAGAGCGCGAACTCGCCCGGAAGCGAGAGATGCGCGAGCGGATGCTGCGCGGCTGGATGAAGCCACGCATCAAGCGAGTGGATGGCGCATGGGTTTGCACGGGACGCGGCACAACTGCGACCGGGCTCGGCCCGTGGGCCGCCTACAGCACATGGTTGATGGCGCAGTCGCAAAGCTTTATCTACGCGACGAAGATGTCCGCATACAACATGGCATTGAAGGTGGGGCCATGCTGATGCGCCGCGCCCCCCTCAAGCCCGGCAAGGGCTTCAAGTCTCGTGGCGGCTGGGCTGGCGCTGGGCACCGTGATGATCAGGACGAGGGTCACCACTACGAGCCCGGCCAGGCGGACAGCCGAGAGCAGCGCCTTGCTGAGCGCGCCGCCCGTCAGATCGAGAGCGCCCTTGCAACTGCCGACTTGGTACCCCAGAACGTGACCATGGCTCCCGGGGCGGGCACGACAGGCATCGTGGTGCAGAAAGAGAACACCATCGAGAGCGAGCCCTACCGCCGTCTGGTGGCCGAGCTGCCTTGCTTTTGGTGTGGCATCAGCGGCTATAGCCAGCATGCCCACCTGAACCTCGGCAAGGGCCTGGGCATGAAGACAGACGACCGCACGGGCTTCCCGCTCTGCTGCAGCCGTCCTGGCATTGAGGGCTGCCATGTGGCCTATGACAACTACCGGTTGCTGGAGTCCGGAGGGCGAGAGGCCCACCGTGAGTACGGCATCGAGGCCGGCCGATTTACCCGCGAACAGATCCTGAAGGCCGGCCTGTGGCCCAGGAGCGTGCCGCGCTGGACGAACTGAATTCAACTCGGAGATGATGATGACCGACACACAAAGCAACAACAAGACCAGCCGCCAGATCATCTGGGACGCCATCGTGGAGATGGATAGCCTGAGCCAGGCCATTTCTCGCCAGCGCCTTGTAGAGGTGACGCGGTTACCGTTCCATGTGGTCGACGACCATGTGAGCCGCATGATCGAGGTTGAGGGAACCCTGCGCCGCGTGGTCAGCGGCGTGTTTGAGATGGTGAAGGGGTACCTTGCACCTCGGCCAGTCTATTTTTCAGACCTTGATGATGGGCAGACGCTGATCGAGGTGGGGGACCAGCAATTGCGCGTCTGGCCCCGTGAGCTGCGCATCATCGGCCTTCGGACCAGCGGGAACGCGCAGCAGTTCGCAGCGCTGCAGATGCAGCACGATCTGGGGATGCTGAGTCAGGACCAGGCACTGCAGCAGGTGGCGGTGCGCCGGGAGCAGGCGGCGCGGATTAAGCAGCTTGAGGATGAGTGTGCGGCTTTGCGAAAGCAGGCTGCGAATGCAGATCAACCTGCAGCTCAGAACGATTTGCAGGCGAGTCTGCTGTAGGGCGGGTTACCAGCCTTCGCGGTCGTAGCGGTCGGCGTCATGCTGGTAGGCACCACTGTTGGCATCAACGTATAACTGCCATGCGCCCCAGAGCGCGGCGACCATGCCTAAAGCATAAAAGCCAAGGGCAATGAAACCAAGAACGCCTGGGACATTCGTTTGCGCGTTGGATGGACCAAAGGCCAGAACCAGGCTTTCGAGACGCGCGATTAAGGTAGCGATCAGGCTCATCCCGAATCCGCACAGGGCAGTGATGCCGCCGCGCCATTTGCCAAATTTCTTGGCCATCTTCCCGGTGTCGAGTAACCAAAGCATGTGAATTCCTCCCGAGCCAGATTCTGCATGACTGCTTGAGCACCGAACAGTTCTGATACTCCAGTAGCATTCTTGGATAAGAGTTGGAGGACTTATGACACCGGATGAGATTCAGGCGATGGCACGGGGAATAGCAGAAGCATCTGGCGGCAGTAGGCAGTGGATTGGCTACTTACTAGCAGCTGTCTTGGGAGGCGCAGTCTCATATTTTGGGAGCTATTTTGCTGAGAAAGGCAAGGGAAGAGCAACAAAAGAGGATGTGGAATTACTTACCAAGAAGGTTGAAGAGGTCAAGGTCGAATATCAAAAGCAAGTTGAGGACTTGAAGGCTCGGCACCAACTGAGGATGATTGCTGCAGAGCGTCGTTTAGAGGCTCATCAACAAGCATTTCAGCATTTGCGAAAGCTTCAGAACAGTCTCGGTGGCGCCATGTTCAACAACTTGCCCCACTTGGCCTATGAATGCCAAGCTTGGTTTGATGCCAATGGACTATTTTTGAGTGTGGACGCACGGGCGGCGTTCTCCGACGCGTTTATCTCAGCAAATCTCTTGCACTCAGAGACGGGGGATTCTGAAGACAGTACGCGCTCGAGAGGGGTCTATCGAAAGGCCGTACTGGAGGCCGTAACCATAGTTCTCAGAGATGTAGAGCTGCCCAGTTGGAGTGATCCAAGTGAAGGCGCATCACCCGCCTAGGGTTCGACCAATGTGCGTACTGCCGGAACACTCTCCGGCATGTCCCATCAGGAGCCGATTGATAGCGCAAGTCCAGCCCGAAAGCAGGTGGACTGGGAGCGCATAGAAAGTGATTACCGCGCAGGAGTCAAGAGCCTGCGAGAGATTGCAGGCGAGCACGGACTAACAGATGGAGCCATTCGCAAGCGCGCCAAGCGCGATGGCTGGACCCGTGACCTCGCCGCCCAGATCCAGCAGCGCAGCGAGGATTTGGTACGCACGCGTGCGGTACGCAGCGAGGTACGCGCCGAACAGAAGGCTACAGAGCGCCAGGTAATCGAAGCAAACGCTGAGGCGGTGGCCAACGTCAAGATGGCCCACCGCTCTGACATTGGCCGCGCCCGCAACATCGTCAACAGCCTGCTGGACGAGTTGGAGGTGATGGTGGGCCAGGAGCAGGTGGAGCGCCTAGTAGAGATGGGCGAGCTGCTGCGCCGTGAGGACGAAAGCGGCAAGGACCGGCTCAACGACCTCTATCACCAGATCATCAGCCTGCCGGGCCGCTCCAAGGCCATGAAGGATATGACGGCCTCTCTGCAGGCATTGGTGGGCATGGAGCGCACTGCTTACGGCATGGATGACAAGCATCTGGCTGCGGCCGGTGGTGTGGTCAAGGACATGACAGATGCAGAGCGTGCAGTGCGTCTGGCCAACCTGCTCAAGAGCCCCAATGCTGCCGGCGCACTGGCCCAGGTGATGGGAGCTGCCAAGTGAGCGTACTGGCCGAACTCAGCACCGCCGACCTGATCAAGGTCGTGCAGTCGCTTGACCCCGAGGCGCGGCGCCAACTGGACGAGTTGCTGCTGTCTGGCGATGCCCCCCTGTGGGTGCCACAGCCTGGACCGCAGACCGTGGCCTATATGAGCGAGGCCGACATTGTTTTCTACGGGGGCGCGGCCGGCGGCGGCAAGACCGACCTGATTCTGGGTCTGTGCCTGACCACGCAGAAGCACTCCATCGTTTTTCGGCGCCAGTCGGTGCAGCTGACCGGCATCGAGGAACGCATGAGCGGTATTCTTGGCTCACGCACGGGCTACAACAGCCAGGATGGAGTGTGGCGCCTGCCTGGTGGCCGGGTGATGGAGCTGGGCTCCGTCAAGGAGGTGGGCGATTGGATGAAGTACCAGGGGCGCGCCCACGACCTCAAGGCCTTTGACGAGATTACCCACTTTGCAGAGGCACAGTTTCGCGCGCTGATCGGCTGGTTGCGCTCTGATGACCCAACGATTCGCCAGCGCGTAGTGTGCGCGGGCAATCCACCCACGGAGCCAGAGGGCGAGTGGGTCAAGCGCTTCTGGGCGCCCTGGCTGGACCCCAACCACCCGAACCCGGCCAAGCCCGGCGAGCTGCGCTGGTATGTCACGAACGAGAAGGGCGAAGACCAGGAAGTGGCCGGGCCCGAGCCGGTGATGGTGGGCAAGGATGAGGTCAGGCCCAAGAGCCGCACCTTCATCCCTTCCAGCGTCAACGACAACCTGTTTCTGCTGACCACGGGCTACAAGTCCACCTTGCAGTCACTGCCCGAGCCGCTGCGCAGCAAGATGCTCAACGGCGATTTCAACGCCGGAAGCTCTGATCCAGCCTGGCAGACCATTCCCACCGAATGGGTCAAGGATGCCCAGGCGCGCTGGGAGAAGCGCGACGCCAAGGGACTGATGACGGCCCTCGGCTTTGACCCTGCGCGCGGTGGCATCGACAAGAGCTGCATTGCGCGCCGTCATGGTCAGTGGTTTGACGAGATGGTGCAGGCACCCGGCGTGGTCACCAAGGACGGGCCCACGGCCGCGGCCTTTGCCGTGCCGCTGGTGCGCGACGCTGCACCCATCTGTGTGGACTCCATCGGCATTGGATCCAGCGCGCTGGATTTCCTGCAGGGTTTGAACCTGAATGTGCACGCCGTCAATGGCTCGGAATCGTCCACCGCCATGACCATGGCCGGCAATCTGCGCTTTCGCAACCTACGCGCGGAAATGTACTGGCGCATGCGTGAGGCGCTGGACCCCACGGCAGCCAACCCCATCGCGTTGCCACCAGACCCAGAGCTGCTGGCTGACCTGACAGCCGTTCGCTACAAGGTCGTGACCCTGGGCGAGCGTACCGCCATTCTGATGCGCAGCAAGGACGAGATCCGCGAGGCGCTGGGCCGCAGCCCGGACAAGGGCGATGCCGTGGCCATGACCTTTGTGTCTGGCATCCCCCGGCCAGCCAAGGGCAAGAAGGAAAAGAGCTGGCGCGACAGGCTGCTCAAAGGCCGTAACAACAGAGGATCGGCCCAGGCCGCATAAACACCATGGATCTGATCGCACAAGAAAACTGGGCGCGCTATCGCTACGGCATCGACCGGGGCCATCGCGGCTATACGGAGCAGGCGGCGCGCTGCGAGGGCATGTATCTGGGCGGCGGCGAGCAGTGGCGCGACGACGACAAGCGGGTGCTGGAAGGGGAAGGGCGGCCCTATTACGAGTTCAACCAGATCATGCCGGCCGTCAACACGGCGCTGGGCTACCAGATCGCCAACCGCATGGACATTACCCTGCGCCCGCGCGGCGAAAAGGGCGATCCGGAGGTGGCGACGATCCTGAGCAAGGTCATCAAGCAGGTCAGCGATAGCAATCAGCTGCATTGGGTGGAAACGCAGGTCTTTGGGGATGGGCTGATCGAGCAGCGCGGCTACTTCGATGTGCGTCTGAACTTCGACAAGAACATCAAGGGCGACATCGTGGTGAGCTTTGCCGACCCCCGCGACGTGATCCCGGACCCTGATGCGAAGTCCTACGACCCAGACGACTGGGGCGATGTGACCTGGCCGCGCTGGCTGACCAAGGAGGAGGTCGGCCAGATTTACGGCAAGAAGGCCGCCGAGAAGGTGGAGAACGACGAGCATGAGAGCCCGGACTTTGGCGATCTGGACGGCGAGACGCCGCGCAACAAGTTCGGCTGGAGCGGGCTGCAGGATGCGTATTTCACGGGCGTGGATGGTATCAAGCGCTATCGCGTGATCGACCGCCAGCGCTGGGTGTACGAGATGACGCAGTGCCTGGTCTTCCCATTGAGCGGCGATGTGCTGGTGGAAGAAAGCATGTCAACCGAGTCGGTGCAGGACGCGATGAACAAGGGCGCAGTACGGGCGCGGCGCATGAAAAAGCGCATCCGCTGGGTGGTGAGCACCTGGTGCAGCGTGCTGCATGACGACTACAGCCCCTATGAGCATTTCACCCTGGTGCCGTACTTTGCCTATTTCCGGCGCGGCAAGACGCGCGGCATGGTGGACAACGGCATTGGCCCCCAGGAGGTGGTGAACAAGGCCGTGAGCCAGTTCGTGCACATTCTCAATTCCAGCGCGAACGGCGGCTGGATGGTGGAAGAGAACTCCCTGACCAATATGGACACGGAGGACCTGGAGGATGACGGCGCGCGCACCGGCCTGGTTGTGGAGTACGCCAAGGGTGCTAAGAAGCCCGAGCGCATCCAGCCCAATACAGTGCCCACCGGAGTGGATCGGCTGATCGACCGCGCGACACTGGCTCTGAAGGAAACCACGGTGCCGGATGCCATGCGCGGCAATCAAGGCTCCGAGGTGTCGGGTATTGCCATCCAGAGCAAGCAGCACGCCAGCCAGCAGCAGCTGGCCGTGCCACTGGACAACCTGGCATTCACGCGCGGCCTGCTGGCCAAGCGGATCCTGAAGCTGATCCAGCGCTACTACGACAGCTATCGCGTGTTTCGCATCACCGAAACCGATCCGCTGACCGGCAAGGATGTAGACAAGACGCTGGAAATCAACAAGTTTGATCCCGAGTCTGGTGCCTATCTGTATGACGTGACCGTGGGCGACTATGACGTGGTGATCGGCGAGCAGCCAATGCAGGTCACTTTCGAGAACAGCCAGTTCCAGCAGTGCATCGAGATGCGCGAGAAGGGCATTGCCATCCCCGACCGCGTGGTGCTGCGCTACAGCAATCTGGCCGACAAGCACGAGCTCATCGAGAACCTGCCCGATCCAGCCCAGCAGCCAGCCGATCCCACCTTGGAAGCCAAGGCGCGGCTGCTGGACGCCCAGGCGCGCAAGACCGATGCCGACGCGCAGAACAAGGATATGCAGACCCTCTACACCGGGCTGCAGACCGCGCAGGTCATCGCTCAGACGCCCCAGACCGCGCCACTGGCAGACCAGTTGGCCCGATCCGTGGGGTTTCAGGACAAGGACGCGGCGCCCATCGTGCCGGCGGCCACTGCACAGGCCGAGGGCGCGCCAATTGTCCCGTTCCCCGAGAACACCAACCCGATGGACCCATCAATTCCGCCGGGCGCGGCGACTGGAGCCGCCGGCGCCATGGCCGGCATAGAGACACAGCGCGCTGATGGCGTGCTGCAGAACCCATAAGCAACCACTGACCGAAGCAAAGGAACCACCATGCCCAAGATCCTGCAAGCCCTGTTGAGCCGCTACATGAACGCCGCTGACGGCGAAGGCAATGACCTGCCAGGCGACAGCCATCTGGATGATGACGAGTACACGCCCGGCACCCCCGAAGACCGTGGCGACTTTTTGGACCCGGGTGATGGCAGCGCGGCTGCTTCGACCACGGCAGCGCCAGCACCCGCAGCACCAGCCGCCGCGCCAGCTGCTGCGGCAGCCCCAGCGGAATCGGGCACAGGAGCAGGAGCCCAGGAAGAGGGCGCCGGCACGGCAGAAGAGGTGGGCGAGGGCCGTAACTCGGGCTCGGTGCCTCACTCGCGCTTCAACGAAGTCAACGAACGCCGCAAGGAAGCCGAGCGCCTGCTGGAGCAAGAGCGCGCCGAAAACGCACGACTGCGCAGCCAGCACCAGCAGCAGCCCCCTGCAGAGGCCGGTGCTGCGAAGGATGGTGCCGCCGGTACCAAGCAGGCGGAGCAGGCGCAGGCCTTTGACTTCGATGCCAAGGAGTCGGACTACTTGAGTGCCCTGATGGAGGGCGAAACCGAGAAGGCCATGCAGATCCGCCGCGAGGTGAATGCCGCGCTGGTGGAGCAGGCACGTACCAATGCCAAGGCCGAAGCGCGCGCCGAACTGGAGCAGGCCGAAGCGCAGCGCAGCCAGAAGGCCGCCATGGATGCCTTGTCCGAGGAAGCCGTATCGGTGGTCAAGACCTTCCCCTACCTGGATACCGAAGAGGGCGAGGTGGCGATGGAAATGATCATCGAGCGCCGCAACTTCCTGGCGGCCAAGGGCATGGCCCCGCATCTGGCCCTGCGCGAAGCCGCCGCCTTGATCGCCCCGCGCTTTGCGCCGGCGAGCAGTACCCCGGCTAAGGATTTGAAGACGGGCGCGCCGCAAGCAGACTCCCGAGAAGCCGCAGCCCGAACCCGTGGTGCACAGGCCTCAGTGGCCCAGCCACCAGTCCCGGCTGCCGGTGTGGGCAACAGAGCAACCGGATCCGACACCACGGATGTGGCGCAGATGGATGACGAGCAGTTTGATCGCTTGTCCGAAGCCGAAAAGCGTCGTTTGCGCGGCGACTAAGGCCAGGCCCGGCAACCCGCCACAGATTCGCTCACTGTGGCGGGCCAAGAACCCGACGAGCGTATTCGTCTGCAAGGCCGCGACGTAAAAGGGCCCGGCTCCTTGACTGCCCAAGTCATGTCATCGCATTGAGGGCGGCGCATGTCCCAACAAGTCAAACACTTTGGAGCATGTTATGCAGACGAATTTCGCAGCACTGACCCCCCAGCAAAAGCTGGTTTGGTCCCGTGACACCTGGAGCGCCGCGCGCGACCAGATGTTCATCAAGCGTTTCATGGGCAAGACCCAGAACGCGATGATTCAGATCATCAAGGAACTGACCAAGACTGAAAAGGGCGATCAGGCCATCATCCAACTGGTGGCCGACCTGGTTGAAGACGGCGTGATCGGTGACAACGAGCGCGAAGGCAACGAAGAGGCCATGCAGTCGTACAGCCAGATCATCTCTCTGGACCTGCTGACCCACTCGGTGAAGAACAAGGGAAAGCTGGCCGAGCAGCGCACGGTCATCAACTTCCGCGAGCAGGGCCGCGACAAGCTGTCTTACTGGCTGGCCAACCGTACCGACCAACTGGCGTTTCTGACGCTCTCGGGCATCGGCTTTGCCTACAAGAACAACGGCGCGGACCGTATCAACTCGCCCTTCCCGCAGCTGTCGTTTGCGGCCGATGTGAAGGCCCCCACTCCCAAGCGCTCGCTGATGTGGGATGGCACCAGCCTGCAGCTGTCCAGCACAGGCAGCATTACCAGTGCGTATCTGCCCAATTACCGCATGATCGTGGACCTGATCGCCTATGCGAAGGAACACTATGTGCGTCCGCTGATGGATGGCGGCAAGCAGTATTTCGTGCTGCTGATCGCGCCCGGCACCCTGGCGGCCCTGAAGAAGGATCCCGACTATCAGCGCGCGGTGGTGGCAGTGGCGACCAAGGCCGGTACCGATTCGCCCTGGTTCACGGGCGCGACCGTGACCGTGGACGGTGCTGTGCTGCACGAGCACAACCTGGTCTACACGACCAAGGGCGCGGCGGCTGGCAAGAAGTGGGGCGCTGGCGGCAATGTCAACGGCACCCGCACTCTGCTGTGCGGTGCACAAGCCATGGGCATGGTGGACCTGGGCTCGTCCGACTGGGTGGAGAAGCTGTTTGACTACAACAGCCAGCAGGGCATCAACGTGGACAAGATGATCGGCCTGCTCAAGCCCCAGTTCCACTCTATCTATGACGATAGCGTGGAAGACCATGGCGTGGTGGCCTGCGACCACTACATCCAGTAATCCCCCGCTGCCCGTGGCCAGGCGCGGCGCGGGCAGCTCTCCCTTGATGATGAAGGAGCGCGACCATGACTCTCAAACTCAATTCCGGCCGCCAAGAGGCCATCGTGGCCTACGTGGACATTTCCGCCGGCGATCTGGCCAGCGGTGTGGCGACCAAAGCCATTGAACTGCCCTCTGGCGCAGTCGTGATCAGCGGCAGCGTGGTGGTGAAGACCGCCTTCAACACCGCGACCAGCGCCACCCTGAAGGTGGGCGACAAGGCCGATGACGACCGCTACACGGCCGCACCCGTGGACCTGAAAGCCGCCGCGCTCACGGCCCTGACCATGACTGGCTACAAGCACAACGTGGGTGAGAGCCTGCAAGTCACCGTGACCGAGACAGGCACAGCCGCGACCGCCGGCAAGGTGCGTGTGCAGATCAGCTACTACGTGGAAGGCCGCGCGGCTTTCAGCCAGGGCTGACGGGTTTCGCAGTGGTGGGCTTTGGCCCTTTTCCCGGCGGGTTCGCCCGCTGGGCTTTTGAACCTCAACCAGAGACATTCCCATGAAATTCCGTTCCCCCGGCAGCCAGGCGCTGCACATTGCACTGCTCAGCGGCCATACCCTGGTTATCCCCCCCGAAGGCGCAGAGGTGGCGGCCGAGTTCCGCCGCGAAGCCATTGCCCGAGGCGCCGAGCCTATGGCAGACGACCCGATTCAGCGCTCGCCTGCCGCTGTGGCGGCGCTGACAGCCATGCTGGCCCAAGGCGCGGCAGCAGGCGCGACCTCGACCGGCTCCACGGAAGTCCAGAACGATGCTGCAGCCGCTGCACTCGCCGCTGAAAACCGTAAGCAGATGGTCAAGGACGCCATCAAGCAGCTGCTTGTTGCCAACAACGAAGCCGACTTCACAGCCGATGGCAAGCCCAATCTGAATTCCCTGAAGAAGGTGGCCGGCTTCAATGTGTCGCGCCAGGAAGCCGATGAAGCCTGGGAAGCGCTGCAAGCGGAAGCTGCTGAAGCTGCCGGCGAAGACAGCGAATAAGGCAGAGGCGCACCCATGACTCTTGAAGAACTCATTACCGCAGCACGGGTAGCTCTGCAGGACGAGCACGAGCCCTATCTGTGGTCTGACGAGGTGCTGGTGGGCTACCTCAATGAGGGCGTGCAGGAGGCATGCGAGCGCGCCAAGCTCATCGAGGACGCTACGACAGAGGCGGTTTGCCGCATCCCGGTGCTCTCCGGTCAAGCGTCTTACGCACTGCACCCCAGTGTTCTGGAGGTGCAGCGCCTTGCATTCAATGGCCGTGTGATGACGGAAACCAGCATTCAGGATCTGGATGCACACGACCATGCTTGGGAATCCCGCCAGGGCGTGCCCAATCGTTTCTACTACCAGCAGCCCACCAGCTCGGCCAAGCCAGTGATTCGCCTGGTGCCCGCACCATCCATCGATGGAGTACTGCGCCTGACCGTGTACCGAGGCGCGCTCAAGCCCTTGGTGGCGGACGTTGATTCTGGCAAGCCTGAAATTGCAGATCGCTTTCACGTCAAGCTCATCGACTGGGTGTGCCGCTGTGCCTACCTGCGCCCTGACCCGGACGGTTACGACCCCAACAAGGCTCAAACCCATGAGGCGCTGTTTGAGCGCAATTTTGGTGCGCGGCCGGATGCGAATGTGCAGCGCAAGCGCCGCGACAAGCACCCGCGCATCGTCAAAATGAAAGGCAGTTGGTAGCCATGGCCACCTTACTCGATGAAAAGAAGCCGGCCGTCAGCAAGCTGGCCAGCCCCAACAACATCTACCCAGGCAATCAGCTGCAAGGAGATAGCGGATCTTCCGGGGCACCCGTGGGCGCGACGCCAAAGCCAGCGCCTGTTGCTGCACCAGCTGCCGCGCGCCTGGCCGGTCCCTCCGAGCTCTATATGCAGGACCGCGCCCAAGAAATGCGCGATCAGTGGGGATCCGGCAACTATGCGCAAGCCGCCGGCACAGCCGCCCGCACAGCGGTGCAAGGTCTGGGCATGTACGGCATCGAGCTGGCGGATAAGGCAGCCACTCCCGTGGTGGGCGCGGCCGGAAAGTTCGCAAGCGGCCTGATCGGATCAGATGCAAATGCCGCACCAGCTGCGCCGGGCACAAGCTCTGCTCCCACAGCAAACGCGAACTCCACCGCAGCATTGGCAGCGGCACCTAAAGTAGCACCCGCTGCACCCATGAAGCCCGGGCTGACGAACAGCGTGGGCGCGGCGCCTGGCACAGCACAGACAGCACCAGCAGCCAGCGCCAGCACTGGAGGAGAGTTACCCGAAGGCGTTTACAACCACGGGCGTGGCCAATACAGCGATCAAGCCAGCGGTATGGGCTTCTCGGCAGGCTTCACCGGTCAGCCGAATGCTCAGAACCAGCGCGCGGCTGCCAGCCTTGCGGCCATGAATTCGCCAATCCTGGCGGAGCAACAAGGCGGCGTCCCGACATTCACAGCGCCAGCAGTGGCCCACAGTGGGAACGACTGGGGAGCGCGCCAGCGCCTCAAAAACATGGAGACTTCGGCCAGCTCCATCATGAACACCCAACGCTGGGGCGGAAGAGGTGCGGCCAACAATCCAGCAGCGCAGAATTTCTTGGACGCGAGCCGCGCCGACCTGGCCGCTAAGGGCAAGGTGCCCGATATGCAGCTGCGCACCAATGAAGTCAATGCCGGCATGCAGCGCGCTGCCATGGCTGAGGCTGGGGCTGACCGTAGGGCTCAAGGGCAAATCGGGCTGGGGATGGGGCAACTGGCCTTAGGTGCTGAGCGCAACCAGCTCGATGCCCAGCGCATCACCAACGATGAACGCCTGCGCGCGCCGCAGATCCGTGCGGCAGAGCGTATTGGACAGCTCCAAGAGCAGTATCTGAAAGCCAAGACTCCCGAGGAGCAGGCCGCACTTGCAGCCCAGATCCGCGCCTACTCTGGCAAAGACTCAGACAGCTGGAAGGCTGTCGCGCTTCAGGGTGGAACAGACTCCCAAGGCAACAAGACCGAGAGCATCCTGGGTGCGGTAAATGAGCGAACAGGGGAGATGAGGCGGATGGGCGCTGATACTCAGAAAGCAAATGGAGCAATCAAGCCGGAGCTTGCCGACCCGGCAACCAGACCCGTCGGTACCGTGTCTACGGTGGGTGGGCAACAAGCTGTATGGGATGGCAAGCAGTGGGTGCCGCGAGCGTAGTGCTAAGGCTTGGAAGGAGGGGTTAGCGCCCCTTTTTCCCAGTCAACGCCCTGAGCACTCTTCGCCGCAGCTGGTGCACCGTGTTGAGCTTGAGTTGTGCTGGAAATGGAGCGTGGCGTGTTGATCCAAGGGCTCGCCACCAGCAGCGCCAGCAGCACCCAAGCGAGGATGAAAAAGCTCTTGGGCCATGCCTGCTTGGCGCGCTTGGTCAGGAACAACGCATACAGGCCAAATGCAACTAGTGCGAATACGATGGGGTGCAGCCAAGTCTCAAGCCAGGCGCGAATTGGGTTGTCGCTGTAGTAGATCAGCGGGTTAGCCAGAGCGACGATCCCCATGCCGATCAGGTGACGGGCAAATACGAGCGGTCTTGGCGCTCCCTGTGCGGTCGTAGTCGTCTGCATGCTCCCTCCTTTGGGTATTGCTTATTTACTCAGTAGAGTTGTTAAGGCACTGACGTGCATGCTCTAGCTCGCTTTGGGTGTCAGCGATGTCTTTTTGAACTTGGTCGTACTCCATTCGGGTGCGCTGCAGCCAATACTGAGTGTCCTTGAGCTCGCGTGCAATCCTGGGCGCGGCCTCATCGTCGTGGATTGTTGCCTGATCCAACTGTGCCTTGAGGTGCTCTGTTAGTTGTAGCTCCCTGTCAAGTCTGCGGCGAACCAGCAAAGCTTGATCTTGGTAGACGCTCAACAGCAGTTGGGCGCGCGCAAACCTTTTTCCGTGTTCGAACTCCTCTCGCATGATTTCCATGCTTGTTTTTAGGTCGGCATCAGAAAGGTCCGTTGAGCCAGCGACGAGTGATGCAGCTAGGCGAGCCACGATTTCAGCATTGAGAGTGCGATTGTTCGCCTTGGCTTCGGCCTTCAACTTGTCGCGCATGCCATCAGGGAAGCGGACTATGTACTTATCCGCGTGGCGCGACTCGGTATCTTGTGGCTGCTTAGGTTCCATCCACTAATGATACTGGCCTAAAGCCATAGTGAATATATGGCCTATTGCCATGCATTGCTTGACCGATGTGTGGCCTTAGGCCATATTTCTGTCTATGGCACTAGGCCATGTTTAGAAGGGAATACATGAACGACACCACTACCAAATCATCAAGCGCGACAGCTGACAAGTTTTTGATGCGCTTTCACCAAGATGGCTTGCGCAAGGAACTGAAAGTGCGCGCGGCTCAAAACGAGCGCACCTTAAACGCTGAAATTCTCTATCTCATAAAGCGCGGCCTGGACACAGAGCGAGCAAAGGAAGCCTGCTATGAAAAACAGGCCTGAAATAGATAAGGCCTCCACCGCGCCAACGGTAGAGGCCTTGAGTGTCAAAAACCAAGCGATCAATCAAGGTATCAACATGACTAATTCTAAAGCACTCACTATCGGAACAACAAGCGTTCGCGAAGTGGACGGCCTGTATTCTCTGAATGATCTGCATAAGGCTAGTGGCGGCGAGGAAAATTTCAAACCCGCTTTTTTCCTGCGCAACGATCAAGCGCAGGCGCTGGTCGCGGAAATAGCAAAAGGTGCAGATCTGCACCTTTTCCTAAAATCAACCAAGGGGCGCAACGGAGGCACCTACGCGTGCAAGGAATTGGTCATCGCGTATGCCGCCTGGATCAGTGCGGCGTTCCACCTCAAGGTAATTCGCGTGTTCCTGTCCGCTGCCACGCAGCAGCATGAGCCTGTACAAGCCACCCTTGACTACGACCACATCAGTCCCGCACAGGCCCAGGACCTCAAGCAGATTGTTCAGGCCATTGTCGATGCGGGCATTCAGAAGTATGCGGAAACCTGGGCGCGGCTTCAGCGCAAGTTCAAGGTCAATAGCTATCTGTTCTTGCACCCTGATCAGTACGAAGCTGCGCGAGCCTATCTGATTGCCAAGTTGCCCAATGGATATGCGCCAGAAGTGGAGGAAGACTTCAAGCAAGGAACGCTCAGACCATTCGATGGGGTAGCCATGAGAGCTGCGCGCCAAGTTGCGATGGGTTTTATGACCAGCACCTATCAAGCCGCGAAGGCAGGCCTGGACACGCCTCCCATGGCAAACCTGCCCTCAGATGTGCTCACTGGAGTGTTGGCCAATGCTTTGTTGCAGCAGCGTTTCCTGGCTTTCTTCAATGCGGAGTGCTGCTTGCAGTTCAAGCCCATGTCTGATGGGGCGGTAGTGATTGATTTTGAGAATGCCGATCTGGACACCATCGCGCAAGCGGTGCCTATGACTCGTCTCGCAGCACTCATGGAAGCGCTCAGCCGGCGTACCCAGACGCATCTGGATGCATTTGGCAGCTACCTGACGCGCGCTGGTGGCGTGCAACTGATGTAGCCATGCTAGGCTGGTCAAGTTCTTTTCTAACCTAAAGCGAGGCGGTATGAAGGTTCGAGATCTGATTGAGCGACTTGGCAAGCTAGATCCATCACTGGAGATCTATGGCTACTGCGAAGATGCGTCTATCGCTACGGATGCAAAGCCCTATCGTCTCTTTTGGGTTGACGGTATCACCGTCGATCATGTGGTGCGCGGCCGCGATGAAGATGGGAGTCCGTGGGCAAAGTTTGACTTTGGGCCAGAAGCTACCCCGCTAGCGCTTGTGAATATGACTTCTGACTTTTAAGCGCATCGCAGCCGGAAGGTGCGTTTTAAGCCCGCCTAGTGCGGGCTTTTTGCTGGCCCCTGTGAGGCTGCTCTTTCAAGCAGATCTAGCGCAGCGCCTGGGCCGCAATTTCGTTCACCGCGCCTTGGGCCTGGCCTAGGATGCAGGTGGCGCAATTGGCTGCCATGGCGGGGCTCGCAGCAACCACGGTGGCTGCAATTAGAAGGGCTCGGAGCTTGTTGAGGCGCTGTGTGTAAGGGCGGGTTATGTAGAGTAGGGCGGTGTTGCTCATGGGGGCGCGCTTCTGCGATGAAATGTAGCAGAGGCTGACGAGCAGTTCGCTAGAGGTCGAATAGTCAGGTCTGCTGCAACTAGCTGCTGTTTAGTTGTGTGTGACCTATAGCTGGGCAGACTGGAGCGCAAGGGCTGCAGAGATCGGGTTTGGATGGTCTAGCCTCATGTCAGTACAATGCAACAAAAAGTTGCAAAGGCCTTGTAAAGACCTTGCGTATCCTTGCAATTTACCTTTAAGGTAGCATCATTGATGCAGTACAGAGAATACAGCCTGGCACCCCCCGATCATGATCTTGAACAACTCTCTGACTCAGGGCGCAAGTTCAGCCCCCGGATCTGGAACTTGCAAGCAGTTCAGACAGGTTTGGCTAATGGAGCGCTTGAAATTGAACTATCTACTAAGGCGAGTGATCAAGTCCTTCTAGAGCTTGGCTACAGAAGTAACCATCTGAAAGGTTTTTTTGCAAGTCTTGAGCGTCACCACTATTTGTGCTCTGAATGGTCATATATTGCCTCGGAGCCTAAAATAAATGGTATGTCTGTATCTTACGCGTGCGATGTTTATTCAATGGGATTTAATAAGGGCCTGATGAAGCAAGTAGAAAAAATGAGGCCCTATGTATATTGTAAGTTTACGGTGAAAGAGGATGCCAAGAAGGTACTTGTCGCAACAATGCATCCAGAGAGAGACTTGGCAGATCGGAGCAGAAGATGATCTATAGAAAATGTACCCATTGCGATATTGGAAACACTAGGGTAGTTGAATACTCTATGGATATTCCACAGGGTCGAAGAAAGGTGAAAGTGCCTGGATTTCTAAAGACGGTATGTGATGGTTGCGATTATGAATACGTTTCCATGGATCAGCTGGATCATAATGCTGACATAATGGAGAGTTGTGCTGAAAATATACAGGCGGCAGTTTACCCAGGAATTCTTAGGTCTATTCGCGAGCGCTGGAATATTACTCAACGCCAGCTTTCTCGTCTTTTTGGCGCAGGAGAGTCTGCCGTTGGAAAATGGGAGTCTGGCGCAGTTATGAGCGGACCATCTGCATTGCTGGCTCAGTGCGCTTATAGCGTACCTGGAACAGTTGAGTATCTTGCGCACCTAGCGGACTTTAAGTTAAATCGTCGGGAGTTGCATAAGAATTCCGTGGTGCTTGATGCTATCGCTTGGAGGCCGCACAAAGGAAATTTTGTATACTCATCCGCCGCCAATTCTCATCTCTATGAGAAGAATGCGGAGAAAGTTTTTGATAGGGTGGCTGCATGAATATAAGCCCAATTCAGTTGTTGGATTCAACTTTCCTAAAGATCGATGTTGAACACTCTGATTCTGTTGAATTTGCAAGTAATACACCGCACAATCCTACTAAATGGGATCAGGTTTCAATTGGAGCCTATAAGAATTTTTCAAATGCGGCAGAATTCTGGAAAAATTCGAAGCCTCCAGTAGAGGGGATGGAAAACCGTACATTTGCCATTCAACTTGGGATAAAGAGTGACACCATTGATGGGGTTGAATGGAGTCCATACTCATTTGAGATAGCAGTGGGTGTTATTGTTTCTGTTACCAATCCGATTGACGATGAAACCAAGCTAAAGAAAATGGCTTTCCAGTATGGATTGCAGTTCGCATTTGGGGCGATTCGTGAATTAATGTCTAGCTTGACTAGCAGGATGCAATGGGGTCAAATGCTATTACCTGCAATGAGTTTCATGGATGAGAATCCAGATGAACTAGAGGATACGACGGGTGAATAGGCGCTAGTTACCCAAGTTCGGATTCCATGGCCCGCTTCGGCGGGCTTTTTATCGCCCCAAGCCAGGGTCTGCAGCGCTGTACGGTCGGCGGCCTTCTGTGCAGAATTCCTGGGCAGGAGGGAACCATCATGCTTTGGCTTTTTGACACAGGCCGGATGGCCAAGAAGTTCGGGAAGTGGCGAGGAGCCGTCACCGTTGCGCACGCAGTTGGTATCTGCATCATTGCCGTCGCTGTTTCCCGCCTGGCTGACGTTGTGGTGAACCTTGAGACGACACCTGTCAGTGCTTCCACAGTGGCATTGGCTGCACTCGTGATCTATGGCGCTGGCGTGCTCTTGGGAATTTGGGGCGCTTACCAGTACTTCGTAGATGCCACGAGGGGCACTTACATCAGCGATACAGATCGCTACGATCGAGAAGGGCTGTAGCCTCCCGCCTTGAGAAGGGCTGTCATCCTGCGCCGTCGCTTGATTGTTTCCAGGGTGCCCCTCTAGGGTTCGACACCTCCACTAGGGGTGAGGTGTCATTGGGGGATGACACAAACAGACTGGGAAAAAGGCGCCCTTTTCGCCAACGCGACTGCCTCGCCTGACTGGGAGCGCGGCGCTATATCCGGCCCGCCGCAAGCCCCAGGCTTGCTACGCAGTGCTGGAGACTCGGCCGTTGCTTTGGGGTCAGGGATCACCCAAGGCGTCAAGATGCTCACGGATGTGGCTGGCGCCGATAACGCCGCATCGCGAGTGCTGGGTAAGGCTACGGATGCGCTGACCGATCTTTCCTCTCCCTACGCCAAAGCCAAGAAGCAGGAACGCGCCGAGAAGATCAAAGCGGCAGAGGATTCTGGTAGCACCTGGGAAGAGGTCAAAGCCTATGCCGGTAGCTTTGCCGATGCACCGCTAGATACCACGCTGAACGCGTTGGGCACTTCTGCAGCTCCTCTAGCCGCCGGAACTCTATCAGGCGTTGCCGCGATTCCAGCGGCTGCCGTGCGCGCGGTCCAGATTGGTCTGGCTGCGGCTCAGGGTGTAGGCGGAATTAAGGGGCAGATCCACGAAAGCGTGAAGCAGAAACACCTCGATGCGGGTGCGACTGAGGCGGAAGCTGCCAAGCGCGCCGATGAAGCTCAGGCCTACGCTGGGCCCAATGCGGGAAGTATTGCTCTGGGCGGAGCACTTGGCGCGGCAGCCGGTGGTACTGGTGCTGAGAGCGCAGTCCGGCGACTGGCTGGCCAGCGTTTGGCTGCCGAGGCTGCTGAGAAGGTTGCCCCTGGCGTCGTGCGCTCTGCAGTTGGGGGCGTGGCCAAAGAGGCTCCGATGGAAATGCTGCAAGGCGGTCAGGAGCGGCATGCATCCAACACGGCCTTGCAGGGCGAAGGCTTCGATGTGCCAACCTGGCAGGGTGTCGCCGGGCAAGCAGCGCTTGAAGGTCTTGCATCAGCTCCGATGGGGGGCGGCTTCGGCGCGATGGAGGGTATGGCTCACAAGGGGGCGACTCAGCGGCAGGGTGAGGGTGGAGCTGCTTTTACCTCTGGTGCGCCGCGCACGCCGCCGGATTCGATCAAGAGCGTCGTAGCCAAGGCGCGGTGGGTCAGGGGCTGGGATGCTGCGGCCGCGGACGCTTTGAAAGTCGCAGGAGACGCGACTGGCGCGGCAGTGGCTGCCAGCGAGTCGCAACCTGGCGAGCAGGCCTGGACAACCTCCGCCGGCGAGGCAGCCGAGGTGGAGCCCGGCACGGTCCCTGCATCCCCGGCCAATGCTCCAAATCTGGATTATGAAACCCTGCCGGGCGCGCCCCCCGAGGCGCATGGTAATGAAATCGACTTCACGCGCGACTTTGCCGCCCCTGATTGGGGTACGGAGCTGGGCGCTGCTGGCCAGCAGCCTGCCGCGACGGCCGCGCCAGAGCTGACACCCTCTCAGGCCATGGGTCTGGACCCGAACGCGGGCGCGCTGTCCAAGGCTGCAGCCATGGCGGTGGATTCTGGTGCTTCTCCTGTGGTGCAGTCCCAGGTGGCGCCCATGGCAGAACAGCTGACCGAGCAGCAGCAGGCCGCCCCCCAGGTGCCTGCCGGCGTGGATCCGGATACCGGCGAGGTATCGCTGCAGGCCCAGATGGATGAGCTCAAGAGCCGCATTGCCTTTATGCAGCAGCAGGGCGCGGCCCAGGGTTGGGACGGCAATAGGGCTGCCCAGCGCAATGCGCTACAGACCCAGCTCACCCGACTGGAGCTGCAGGCCGCCGGCGGTCAGGAGCGCGGCGCTTCGACCACCGGCGCGCCTGCACCCGTGCAGCTGACTGGCATCAACCAGATCCTGGCCAAGCAGGTCCCGGACATGAACGAGCAGGAACTGCAGCAGGCCATTGCCCATTACGGGCCCACCCACAAGCGCACCAAAAAACTTGAAAAAGCACTTCAAGCGCTTGCGCAGAAACCGCTAACAGCTATTGAATCAGGAGCGAATGGCAATGTCTTTGAAGCCGATCAAGCCCAGCAAGGCAGCGCGCAACCTGCGCAAACAGGAGCAGCGCAAGCTGGCCAAGATGCAGGCCAAGGGGTAGGCAATGGCACCACCCCAGCTGCGAACCATGGAGCGCAAGAGCAGGGCGCGAGCCTTGCGAAAGCTCAAGCGCAAGTCTCGCAAGCAGCCGGCGCGGCGCAGGCAGCCGTAGGTAAGGCGGCGCAGATCGCGCGCGAAGGCAACGCAGAGCGTGAAGCCCAGCGCCAGCGCCAGCTCGATGCCAGCGAGCGCTGGACACGCATGACCACTGTGGAGCGTCGGGCTGTCGCGGCCACGGCCCCTGGTCTGACCGTCATCGCACGCAAGAACGTGCACACCCGGGCATGGCCGGACCTTGGCGAGAAGATCCGCGAGAAGCTGCTGGATTCGCTGGTGGCTCCAGCCACTAAAGCGCCTGAAGCGCAACTGGCGCTAGAGCATGGCGATGGGCCCGCGTTCAGTCGCAAGGGCGCGGCTGAGGTTACGCACAGTAAGGCCTTCAAGAGCTGGTATGGGGACTGGCAAAATGCGGCGCATGTACAAAAGCCAATGGAACCCGACCGAGGCAGAACGCAGGCTCCACCTGACGGAGGAGATACGCCTGTCGACGGACTACAGCGATCGCAGGGCGTGGATCAAGACGCTGCGAATGCAAATTCAGTGCGGCGGATCACGTTTTCAGGGGCCTCCGGGCCTACGGGAGCGGATGGAGCGCCTGTACGCCTATATCACGGCACAAAAGACGACATAACGGCGTTTGACCTCTCTCACCCCGGCCGCAAGGATGGCGGCTGGTTGGGTGACGGGGTTTATCTGACATCCAATCTGGATGATGCAGCCCACTACACGAGGGCAAAGCGGGGTGAGCATGGCCCCAATGTGATGCCGTTGTATGCCAATGTGCGCAACCCCTATGAGGCTTCGCAAGCGGAAAAGCAGAGCCTCAAGCATGCAACTCGGCCGGCCATTCAGGCGTTCACTGATGATCTGAAGGCCCGGGGGCATGACGGCGTGGTGTTGTGGGATGAAGACGGCGACATGGAGCTGGTGGCCTTTGAGCCGACCCAGGTCAAGAGCGTGACGGGAAACAATGGCAACTTCGATCCTGCCAACCCCGATATTCGCTTCCGACTTCAGGATTCAGAGCCATTGGCAGGCGCGGACTTTGATGTGGCGAGCTTTCTTCAGAGCATGGACGAAGGGCGGCCAGCCAATGTCGCTAAAGCTGCCGCCCCGGCAGTGAATGTGCGCCCCAGCTATTCGCCGGCCGCCCGAGCCGAGGCAGTGCGCGCCGTCAAGGGCACGGCTGATGCCATTCGCCAGGCCTGGGCCAACGGGCCCGAGGTCATCGTGGCCTTCGATATGCACGACGCGGTGGTGCCTGAGAGTGCGCGGCGCGCCGACCTGAAGCAGCGCAGCGGCGGCGCCCGGGGTGCTCCGGAGGGCTTCTATTACCAGGGCAAGGTGTACCTGATGGCGTCCAAGCTCAAGGCGCCCAACGATGCAGCGCGCGTGCTGTTCCATGAGGCCCTGGGTCACCACGGCCTGCGCGGCCTATTCGGCAAGGACCTGGGCCTGATCCTCAATCAGATAGCGACCATGCGCAAGGCTGATGTGGACGCCAAGATTGCCGAGTACGGCCTGCGCCGCGTCAATCGCCTGGATCGCCGCACGGCCGCCGAGGAAGTTCTGGCCGAGATGGCGCAGAACACGCCGCAGATTGGCTTTGTGCGCCGGGCCGTGGCCGCAATTCGCACCTGGCTGCGCACCCATGTGCCGGGCTTCAAGTCCCTGGCGCTGACGGATGATGAGCTGATCCGCAGCTTTATCCTGCCGGCGCGTGTCTGGGTGGAGCGTGGTGCTCCTGATGGCGGGAACACTGCCGATGCCACATTCAGCCGAGAAGCGGCACCCGAGTTACGCGTCGCTACCAATTTCATGCAGGCACGGCAGGCTGTAAAGGAGTTTCAGGGCAAGCCGTTGACCAACGACGCCACCGGCATGACTGCTGTATTGGCCCGCAACAGCTTGGACAAGATGCTCAGCGGGAAGGCTGTAGAAAAATCGGAGACACCTGCCACTCACGCAATGGCAGTGGCCAACGCCGACAGCTTGTTCAAACAGGCGATTCTTGGCTGGAGTAAACCCGATCGCAGCGACGACGCGAACATCAAGGCTATCCACCGGTTCTTTGCGCCCATGGAGGTCAATGGCCGCACCAAGTTGGTCAAACTGACGGTGAAAGAGGGTATGCGCTCTGATCGGGGTAATCCACTCTATACCGTAGAGGCGGTGGAGCTCAATGAAAACCGGCCAGGGTTGGAGTGGATAGAGGCTGCGGCCCGCGAAGATGGGGTGAGCCTGAAAATAAAAAATCCCCTGCAGCGGGGAGTGGGCCGGCGAGATAGCCAGCAAGCTGGCCCTAGAGCGACCCTCGCGCAGCCCCACGGAATGAACCCGGGCCGCTCTGCAGAGGACGTACACAGTCTAGCGCAAGAGGTGGAGCGGAGCAATTCTGCCCAGCCCAAAGATGGAGGCCTCCCAAACCGCCGAGTTTCCAGGGCTGGTGCCGGAGCACCCGGGCGATCTGGCTCAAACGATTCAGGAGACGGTTTTACCGTATCAGAGCCACGAGAACCCGGCAAGGGCTCTGACGAGCATGTCGCAGATGAGCGGCATAGTCAGGGAGCAAAAGAAAATCTCCTGAAGCCGAGAGTGTCCAGTGTTGATGTCACAAAGGCATCCGAACGGTCTGGCTCAACGAGTTCAGGAGACAGGTCAACTGTAATAGGGCAACGGCATGTGGGCAAGGTCTCGACCGAGGAAGTGGCGGATGAACCGGATCACCTGCTGACGTTGGATACGAAAAAGTCCCTGGATCGCCGAGTTTCCAGGACTGACACCACGGATGGTGTGGAGCGATCTGGCTCAAACGATTCAGGAGACGAGTCAACTCTAGCAAAGCAGCAAGGCGTGGGCAAGGCTGCCACTGATGAGGGGATGGAAGACGATGAACCGATGTTCAGCCGCTCGCGCTTCATGGACCTCAAGGACAGCGCACTCGACCAGCTGACCAAGACCTTTACGCATGAGGGTAAGGTGTCTCTCTGGGACAAGTCCGTGGGCACCATGCGCCACCTGGCCGAGCGCGCGCCAAGCTTCAAGCCTGTCTATGAGTCGGCCCAGCAGAACATCGACGATGTGAGCATGCTGGCCAACGACGCGGCCGACATGGCGCCGCGCATCCTGCCGCGTGTGGAGTCGCTGGGCGACCTCAAGAAAAAGCCTGTCTCCGCTGCTGACAACAAGGCCGTGGCCCGCCCGTTGTTTGAGGGCACGCTGATCTGGGCGCGCGACGAGAACGGCAAGCCGACCCTGGTCGACGACCTGCAAAAGCGCTACGCCAATCTGTCGGCCCACAACAAGGCAGCCATGCTGCTCAAGCACGGCAAGATCGACGCGGGCGTGCTGGCCATGTGGCAGGGTCTGCCCGTGGCCCAGTTTGAAAAGCTCATCAACTCGCGCTTTGAGAACAAGATGCTCAAGCCCGGAATTGTCTGGAGCGATGCGGAGCTGCAGGCGCAGTTCGGGACGGATGCCAATCAGATCAGCCTGTACCGCGAAGCGCGCGCGGCCATTGATCGCTCCATCGACATGACGGCCCGCACCGATATGCTGCGCGTGGTGGGCGAGAAGTACGAGCCCATGCGCGATGCCGTGCTGGCGCAGCCCTCCGTCGAAGCTGCCGCCCAGCTGCTGCTGGACACCCTGGAACAGGATGCCAAGGCCGACCCCGACTCGCGTGATCGCCTGGCCGGCTATATGCAGCTGATCAGCCGCCGACTGGAGACGGCCGTGGATCTGCAAAAGGGCGGCTATGCCCCGCTGTCGCGCTTTGGTCGCTATACGGTGGATGTGGTCGACGCCAACGGCGAGCGCCTTTACTTCGGTATGTACGAAACCGCGCGCGATTCCAACCGAGCCAAGATGCAGCTGGCTCAGGAGTTTAAGGGCGCGACCATCACCACCGGCACCATGAGTGCCGAGGCATACAAGCTGTTTGCCGGCGTGACACCGGAGACTCTGGAGCAGTTCGGGGAGATGCTGGGCCTGAAGTCCGAGGGCAACGAAGCACAGGACAAGGCATTCCAGGAGTTCCTGAAGCTGACCAAGAACAACCACAGCGCCATGAAGCGGCTGATTCACCGCAAGGGCATTGCCGGCTTCAGCGAGGATGTGGGGAGAGTGGTGGCCAACTTTGTCTACTCCAACGCACGCGCTGGGGCCATGGGCCTGAATGCGGGCAAGATGGAAACGGCCATCGGCAAGATCCCCAAGGAGCAGGGCGAGCTCAAGGATCTGGCCATGGGCCTGCGCGACTACATCCGCGACCCGCAGGAGGAAGGCCAGGCCGTGCGCGGCATGCTGTTTGCGCAGTACCTGGGTGGCTCCATCGCTTCGGCCTTTGTGAATACGACCCAGCCCTTCGCGGTCACGCTGCCCTGGCTGAGCCAGTACGGAGGCATGAAGAAGGCCGGGGCTCAAATGGCCCGAGCACTTAACGATATGAGGCGCTCTTGGACGGATAAGGGCTTCAAGTACGAGGCCGACTTGGCCAATGCCCTGCAGTCGGCTGAAGATGACGGCGTGGTCAGTCCCCAAGAAATCCATCAGCTCATGGCCCAGGCGCGCGGCGCGGGCATGCTGCGCTCTGGCGACGGCACCAAGGCTGGCGATTTGCGCGCCAAGGCCGGCAACCTGTGGGAGCAGGGCAAGGTGCTCTGGGGTCAGCCCTTTGCGCTGGCCGAGCAGTTCAACCGCCGCAGCACCTTTATCGCTTCCTACCGAATCGCCAAGGATCAAGGCATGGCCGATCCGGCGGCGTTCGCACGCAAGGCTGTGCTGGAAACGCAGTTCGTGTACTCCAAGGCCAATAAGCCGAAGTGGGCGCGCGGTGCGGTCGGCGGGACGTTGTTCACCTTCAAGACCTATTCGGTCAGCTACCTGGAGCTGATGCAGCGCATGTGGAACCAAGGGCCTGCAGGAAGCCCTGAGCGAGCAGCAGGCCGCCGCGCGGTGGGCTGGGCCCTGGCGATGCTGCTGCTGATGAGCGGCGCCGGCGGCGTGCCCTTCATGGAGGATGCCGAGGACCTGATTGACGGTGCGGGTCAGATGATGGGCTACAACATCAGCGCCAAACAGTGGCGCAAGGAGCTGCTGGCCAACGTGGTGGGCAAGGAGCTGGGCGAGTTCATGGAGCAGGGCCTGTCCGGTCTGCCGGGCGCGCCCATCGATGTGTCCGGACGCTTGGGCATGGGCAACCTGCTGCCCGGTACCGGCCTGTTCCTGAACAAGCCCAACCGCGAGCGGGATCTGATGGAGATCGTGGGCCCGGCCGGGGACCTGGTGGCGCGCGGCTTCACCGGTGCGCGCAAGTTGCTGGGAGGCGATGTGGCCGGCGCGGCGCTGGAAGTCTCGCCCACCGCAGTGCGCAACCTCGCCAAGGGCGCCGACATGGCGGCCACGGGCATGTACCGCGACACCAAGGGCTACAAGGTGATCGACACGACCCTTGCTGAAGCCGCGGCCAAGGCCATCGGCTTTCAACCCAAGAGCGTGGCCGAGGTGCAGGAGGCCAATAGCTTCATGCAGCGCAGCAAGTCGTTCTATACCCAGACCAGCAGCGAAATCAAAGCGCAGTGGGCAGACGCGCTGTTCCGCAAGGATGAGGCCGCCGTGCAGCGGGTGCGTGAGCGCTTGGCTGCCTGGAACCGCGACAACCCCGAGCAGCCCATCGTGGTCAAGATGCCCGATGTGTGGAAGCGCGTTCGGGAGATGGGCAAGGACCGCAGCGAGCGGATTGCAGACACCGCGCCGAAGGCGCTCAGGCAGCAGATGCGTGAGCAGGCTCGATCATTGGGGTAAATAGTGCCTTGGGTCGTTAGTGAGGTGACGCTAACGACCCGAAGCAGACATCACGTGTTGGCCGGTCTAACGCCGAGCTGCTCACAATCAGGCGTGGCGCTGGCCATTGCGCTATGTCGGTGTCGGCTTGCTAGCCGGGCAGCTTTGCTGCGAGCACGTCGACCTTCTCGATGGACGGCGGCGTAGAGAACAGTTCTCCGGCGTTTGCCATCAAGGCCGCCGCGACCTTGCCGGAAAGATGCGCTTGCCTTCCCGCTTCATCGGGAAAGGCATCGAAGATTCCGAAGGTTGTTGGCCCAAGACGTATCCCAAACCAGGCCGTCGTGGCGGGCTCCTCCAAGACCAGAGGGAGGCCACTCATCAGGAAGCTCTCAACCGCGTTCTCTTTACCGGGTTTCGCTTCGAGGCGAACGAACAAAGCGACTTTGACCATGAGTCATCTCCTAGCGTGCCGATGGGAACACAAGGCTACTCGCTTTTAGGAGGCTCGACGCAAATGTACGGGCAATTTACAGAAGGAAGCGGCCCACGATGTCCAGCAGCGAGTCCTGGAGCAGTGTGAGCATCGTCAAATCTGTACGGAAGGCTGCTACTGGCCGAAAGCTGACTCACTCGGCCAGGGCCTTGCCGCCACCCCGCTAGGGTTCGCCAGCGAGCTCTGATTCTTGGACATTGGCTGCAATCTCTGGAGAGCAGCCAATGTCCAACACCGCATACCCCAAGGGTGCCGAGAAGATTCTTTCGGGCGCCATCAACTTTGCCGCAGCCACCATCAAGGTGGCGCTTGTCTCTGACGCCTATACCTACAGCGCGGCCCATGAGTTTCTGTCGGCCGTCACGCGTGTGGGTACCGACCAGACGCTGACGGGCAAGAGCGTGACCGGGGGCGTGTTCGATGCCGCGCCAGCGGAGTTCGGCATTCTGGCGCCAGGCAACAAGATCAAGGCCGTGGTGCTCTATATGGACACTGGCAGCCCATCGACTTCGCCGCTGCTGTTCTATATGGACTCGGTGCAAGGCCTGCCCATGGATACCAACGGCGGCGAGGTGCGCGTGCCCTGGGATACGGGCCCCATCAAGATCGCGGCGGCTGGCTTGCCGTTCTACCCCAAGGCCGCACAGCGCATGCTTTCAGCCGATCTGCCGTTGACCGGCGCGACGCTCAAGGCCGTGATGCTGCCGGGCAGCTATGTCTATGACGCGGCCCATGAGTTCCTGCCCGACCTGGGCGCGGTGGTGGGCTCGGCCGTTACCTTGACCGGCGTGACGGTGGCCGGCGGCGTGCTGGATGCCAACGATGTGGACTTTGGTGCGGTGGCGGCCGGCTCCACTGCGTCTTACATCGCCCTCTATGCCGACACGGGCGTGGTCGCGAATTCCCCGGTGGTGCTGTATCTGCCGAGTGTGGTGGGCTTCCCCATGACAACCAATGGCAGCGGCGTGGTGGTGCAGTGGTCCAACGCCGCAGGCAAGATCGTCAGCCTGTTGGGCACGGCGTAAAGGGGTGACTCATGGCACTCATGCGCTTTTCCAATAACGCGGAAGCCACTACGGCGACCCTGCTGCGCGATAGCCCGGACTGGGACACCTACCCGGATGATGAAGAACTGGCCAATGCGAATTACCTGGGCTTCGAGATCGGTGCTGCAGATGACCCGGAGCGTTTTCACTACTTCTCTTCGGAAGTGCCTGATGGGGGTGTGCAGCCGCTGACGCTGACGCATAGCTCCATGCCAGGCATTTACGAGATCGTTTATCTCAAAGGGCGTAGCGATCGCAGATTTACCGTGGAGCGCGGCCAGGAGGAAACGCTTGTTCTGGCGTGGCCCATAGGCACCAAGGTGAGCGCGAATGTCACGGCCGGCATGCTGCAGAACCTGTTGCAGGACGACGGCCGTGTGGCGGCGACAAACTTCAACGGCGCCGTGCTGATCGGTGCTGGAGTGCCGGCCAGCGCCAGTAACGCGCCGGTAGGGCGCGACAGCTTTCTGTTTCGCAGTCGTGCGCGCGCCGAGCGCTTGGTGCAGTTCGCCGCCTATCCGGCATTGCATGCTCATATGGCGGCTCGGGCGGAGGACCGTGGCCAGTACTCCAACGATCAGGATTTGGCGTTGAGCCATGAGGCAGCGGGTGCTTCTGTCCATGTCGATATTGGTGTGCCGCCCGTATGGGCGTCAGGGGCCTCTTATGGTCAAGGGCGCGTGGTGGCTCCGACCACACCCAATGGCTATCAATACTGGCTAGATCTGGACTTGCAGTCCGGTATCGGCAGCTTTAGCTCGGACACTGAGCCGGCCTTTACCGACGACAGCTACAACACGGCCCTGTATGAGGGCGAGTACCCCAATGAAACCTACATTGGCAACTGGGTTCCGACCCCGATGCCGGTGCGCAAGGTGAGCTATTTCCGCTTCCCTCTGCTGGTGACGGAGGTGGGCTTTATCGGGCGTGTGAATGGCGCTATGACCCAGGTGCCCACGGTTTCCATTGGTACTGAGACTGCCCCCACGCTGCTGGCCAATGCCGTGGCGCTGGATCAGCTGGCGCCCGAAGGCGAGTTGAGCGCGCACCGTATCTTGATCCCAGGCGGCGGTCAGCTGCTCAATCAACTGCAGTTCACGGTGAACCAGTCCGGCGTTGGTGCGAGCGTCAAAGGTCGTTTTTACTGGCGCGGCATTTTCTATTCCGAGGAATAGGCATGGCCTACCCGCTGATCAATGGCGTAGCCATCAACGGTGCAGAGGCATCGGCGGACAGCCCGACGCGCGGGATCCCCATGGCGCTCAGCGGCACGCAAACCGCTGTGCGGGTGCTTATGGCGCCATCGGCCGACGCACTGGCGCTGGGTGCACACAGGATTCAGCTGCAGATTCGGCCGCCTTCGCTGGCGCTGGCGCAGGGCGGCATGCCCACGGCCAAGTTCCAGGCCACGCTGTACCCGGCGCCATTGCCTATGGCCGTCGAGGGGCAGGCTCACCTGGTGCTGACTGTCTTTCCTGAGTCTGCCGACGCGCTGGCGCTGGGTGCGGCCAAGGTCAAGACCGGCACCGATGCGGAGCTCAAGCCCTGGGGCCTAGGGATGTGCGTGGCCGGCCAGGCGACCGCAACCCAGAACCAGCCGCAGCCTTCAGTGACCTATCAGGTGCCGGCGGCGCGCGCGATGCGCTACGGCGCGGCGGCGATAGAGCTTCCTTCCATCGTGCTCAAGCCACAGGGCGCAGACGCCTTGCGTATGGGCGGCACCCGGCTGGTACAGGTTGCCAAGGTTGCGCCCAGCCAGGCCATGGCAGTAGGCCAGCCCCGCACTGTGCAGATCGTCAAACCGGCCAGCGGGCATGCCCTGACTCTGGGGCGGGCGGGTGTTCGCACAGGCTTGCGGCCGGCAGGCATCCCTCTGGCCGTGGGGGGCGTGCCTTCCGTCAGGCTGGCACAGATGGTGGTGCAGGTCGAGTCGGCAGACGCCCTGCAGCTCGGCCATCCCGGCCCGCTGGCCTATGCCTTTCATGTGCGCCAGAGCTTTGCCCTGGAGCTGGGCCGCCCGACCGTTGCAAGGACGAATCAATGCTGACCTTCAAGAGCTTTTCCGGTATCAACAATGTGCAGCCCGAGCATCGCCTGAAGGCTTCGGACTTGCTGGCCGCCAAGGATGTGGACATTGGCCTGGATGGCGAGGTATCGCGCCGTGGCGGCTTCTCGCGCCTGTCCGAGGTCTGCCACAAGAACCTCTGGCAAGGGGCCGGCTTTCAGCTGGCGACGACTGAGGGTGCTCTTGTTTCCATTGCGAATGACGCCAGCACGAAAGTGCTTTGGCCGAACATTGGCCCCGAGCGCGTCTGGTACTGCAATCTGCCCGATGGGCGCACGCTGTTTTCGACGGGGTTGCAGCGCGGCATTACGGACGGGGTGACGGCCCAGATGCTGACGGTGCCGGAGCCGGCCTCTCTGGGGGCTCTGGATTTTGCGTTTGGAGAGTTGGAGCCGGGCCAGTACCGCTATGGCCTGAGCCATGTGCGCCTGAGCGACCGCGCCGAGGGGCCAGTGCGGGTGTCCGAGCCGGTGGCGGTGCTGCAGGGCGGTCTGCGACTGGATGGGCTGCCGCAGTTGCCGGGCCATGCCCTCAATGTGTATCTGAGCGGGCGCGATGGCGAGGGGATGTTTCTGGCCGGTACTGCTGTGGAGCGCAGCTTTGAATTTGGCGGGCGCAATAGCGCGCTGGTGCTGCCGGCTCGCACGCTGGGCGCCCGGGTGCTGCCCGATGGCACGCTGATGGCCTTCTGGCGCGGCCGCGTGCTGGTGGCCCAGGGCAAGGTGCTGTGGGCCAGCCGCCCGGCCGTGCCGCATCTGAGCGACTGGCGCGACTTCAAGCCCATGACGGCAGACATTACGGCCCTGGTACCCGTGGACACGGGCATTTATGTGGGCACGACGCAGGATTTGATTTTCTTGGGCGGCGAGACCTTCGACAGCCTGATCTATACGGCGACTATGCGCGGCCCGGTGGTGCTGGGCTCGGGCATAGCGGCACCGGGCCACCGGCTGGCGCTGGGCGACGGCACCGGGGCGGGCGCGGCCATGTTGTGCATTGCCGGCGGCGAGGTGGTGGCCGGCTTTGATGGCGGGCAGACCACCAGCCTGACGGCCAACCGCTTCAAGACGGCTGCCAAGGAGGTGAGCGCAGCCTTCCGCGAGGTGAACGGCATTCCCCAGTACATGGCGGTGCCGCATGACTGAGCTGTTCAATCCCTTCAATCGCCGGGTGACGGGTGAGCCCTTCAACGGGCTGGCGCCCGTGCAGCTGCGGGTGGAAGAGGGCACTGCATCGCGCGACCAAGTGAGGGCGGCGCAGGATGCCTTTGCGCGCTTTGCACGGCGCGCGACGTTTTCTCATGTGTCCAACCCTGCCGAGAGCGGAGTGCTTGGCGATGGCAGCCCCTACCGCATCACCACGGTGGGCAATACCACCATCGTGCAGCTGTGGCCGGTGCAACAGAACCCGAGTCTGTTCACCCTGCGAGGAATTTCCTTCATCCTGCGAGCGATGGATGGATCTGCCTTGCCGGAGCACTCCACTCCGGCTGGCGACCCGGTGAACTATGTGCTGACACCTCTGGTGGACCGGGCGGGCGAACGCATTGCCAATGGGCGTTTCAAGATCAGCCGGCCCAAGTCAGTGCAGGGCGGGCAATTGGTCAGCCGGTCGGCCAAGGGCGATTTCTATATGGTGGGCGGCGGCAGCGGCGGCTATGTCCATGCCTATGGCGACCGCCATTACCGCGAGCGCCACTACACGGCTATCAGTGAACAACTGATCAATACCACGCGGGGTCAGAACGAGCCAGGCAGCGGTATTCGTGACTTTGCCTATAGCGCCAGCAAACGCCTGGCGGTGGATGGCGACTTTGCTTTCCTCCATACCACGGCCAAAGGGGCGCTCTATCTGATGGGCTTGAGTTATGAGCCGCTGTATGCGGCGTCAGGCTTGCCAGGCGGCACGCGCATCACCCTGCATGTGCGGCCCTACAGGAAAAATCCCAGCGCGCCAGTGCAGACGCGCATATTCAAGGCGGATATTGCCGTCAATATTTATCCGCCTTCCACGACCTTCAGCCGCGACGGCAGCAAGGCGAAAGTCCATTACGGCAATCTAGGCGCTGCTGGCGTGGCCTCCATGCAGCTCAGCGTCAACGGCCTGACCGTTACTACGCTGGACAAGGTCCAGCCGCGCACAGAGGTGGCTGAGCAGGGGTCACAGACCGGCGACAACTACAGCTACATGCGGACCACCAGCAACCACTCGGGCGATCTGGGGGACTATTTCAACCGTCTGGGCGCGGAGGTGGGGCGCACTTCCTATGTGGGAGAAGAGGTCTATAGCTCGACCCAGAGCTATGAGGTGCAAAGCACAAGCTATAGCAAGCCGACGGGGGACGTTGATCAGGACGGCAATCCGGTCTACGCGGATTATGTTGATTCCGTGGAAACCACCATCAGCAGCAGCTCCACCAGCACCAGTACCTCCGCAGCGGGGGCTTACCTTGGGGGGAAGAGCCAGTCCCTGACGCAGTGGCACATTGTGCGCTCCGAGACGGGCCGTACCGAGGGCCAAGCCGGCATTGTGGAAATGACGCGCAGCTATTCCACCTCATCGCAGAGATCCGCTGTGTCGCGTGTCTTCTTTGACGATGCACTCACAGACACCAATGTGTCGCTGGTGCGGACCGCTTCATCCTCGGATGCTTGGACCGACTACAACGGCCCTGACGGCGCTTATGAAAAAACCCAGGGGCCGCAGTCATCGAGTCTGCAATACCACTTCGTGGTGCGCCATCGGGGTCAGATCGTGCAGCGCGACCGGGTGGCGGAATATGTGACGGACTGGGATGCCAGCCTGCTGGACTATTCCTTTGGCTGCAGCGTTGCGCAGGATGTCGATACGGACTGTCTGCTGATCTCCATCACCAAAAACTACAAGGGCAAGCCGATGGATGCCTGGGCCTACCTGGCAGGCCAGCGCTTTATCAAACCTCTAGGTGATGTGTTGCGCTATAGCGCGCCGGCGCGCCTGGATGCCAACTTCATGACTGTTTGAGGCCGTATGAACACCATTGTTTGCAACACACTGAGCGGCGCCGTCAGCGAGTACACGCGTCATGATTTTGACAGTCTCACGGCCACGCACTGCGCGGGCGTCGATGGCCTGTTTGCCTTTGGCGGCGACAACGATGCAGGCCTGCCGATTACGACCGAGCTGCGCCTGCCGGCCACGCTGCGTGAGAACACCCTGAAGCAGCAGATTGCCATGGTCTATCTGTCCATGCGCGGCCAGGGCGAAGCGCGGTTCACGGTGTTCGGGCCCGGCCAGAGCTGGAGCTACCCCTTCCCGTTGCGCGAGAGCGACCAGACCCGCTGCCCGGTGGGCAAGGGCATCCGCGAGAACTATCTGGGCTTCGGCCTGAGCACCCCGTACGGCCAGGCGTTCACGCTGGACCGCGTGGAGGTGATGAGCGTCAAGTCCAAGACAAGGAGAGTTTGAGATGGCAGAGTTTGATTTCAACGGCCCGGCCGAGATTGTTCAGGACAAGTACCAGCGCTCGATTGCCCTGGCCGATCAGGCCCTGCGCGAGTCCAAGTCCATGCAGGATGCTTTCAACAACCTGGTGCTGCCGACCCCCACCATCAGCGTGCGCTGGGGAACGATTGCGGCGCCATCCCTGCCCGAAGTGCCGGACCTGCCCGAGCTGCCCAAGGTGGGTTTTACGGCGCCGGGCAATATGCCTGGCGATCTGGATCTGGCCAGCCTGCCTGATGTGGAGGTGCCCGGATTTGCGCTGCAGCCGCCGGTCATGGACTTTGGCGCCGCGCCAGAGCTCGTGATTGGCCAGGCCCCGGCCTTACCCCAGATGCGGGAGGTGGCCATCCCTGATGCGCCTGATGTGAGCTTGCCCGATGCGCCGGCATTCCTGGCGCTGACAACGCACAGCTTTGGCGGCGTGAATCTGCACGAGGACTGGCTGGACAAGCTGGATGACATGCCAGAGCTGCAGCTGCTGGAGCCCGCACCCTTTGAGTTCAAGCGCGCGCCAGGTTATGCCTCGCAGCTGCTGAGTAATCTGCAGGCCGTAATCAGTGCCCGCATTCAGGGCGGTACCGGACTGAAGCCCGAAGCAGAGCAGGCCATCTGGGATCGATCGCGCGACCGCGAAACCCAGGTGGCGCTGGCGCGCGAGCAGGAGGTGATGCGCTCGGCTGAGGCGCTGGGCTTTCCGCTGCCGTCCGGGGTGCTGGTCGGCCAGCTGGCGGACGCCCGGCGCGAGTACCACGACAAGCTCTCGGGCCTGTCGCGTGACATTGCCATCAAGCAGGCCGAGCTCGAGCAGGCCAACGTCAAGGACGCAATCACCCAGGGGCTGGCGCTGGAAGGCCAGTTGATGGACCAGGCCATGCAGCTCGATCGCCTGTCGTTTGAGGCGGCCAAGGCGACGGCCGACCATGGCATTGCGACCCATAACGCGGCGCTCGAGCGCTTCAAGGCACTGCTGGATGGCTACCGAGCCAATGCCATGGCCTATGAAACCGTGATCAAGGCCGAGATGAATAAGGTGGAGGTCTACAAGGCTATGCTGCAGGCTGAGCAGACCAAGGCCGAGATCAATCAGTCGCTGGTGGCGCGCTACAAGGCCGAGATCGATGGACGCATGGCAGCCGTGGAGATTTACAAGACCCGCGTGCAGGCCGCCCAGACCCTGGTGAGCCTAGAGCAGACCCGCATTCAGGCTGGTGGCGAGGCGATCCGCGCCTTTGTGGCGACCCTCAACGCCGAGACTTCCAAGGTGGAGCTGTACAAGGCCCGTGCCCAGGGGGAGGCCATCAAGCAGGACGCCTACCGCTCCCAGGTGCAGGCCTACAGTGCCTTTGCCAGTGCGCAGGCCGAGCGCGCCCGGGTAGCGATTGCCCAGGCCCAGGCCAAGATTGCGGCCAAGGGTCTGGAGTGGGATGGCTGGAAGGCGCGCCTGTCGGCCGAGGTGGCCAAGATGGACGCCGCTGCCAAGCAGTCGGCCATCCTGGTGGACGGCTACAAGGTGAGCGCCAGTGCCATCGAAGCCAAGGCCACCAGCTTCATGCGCCGTTGGGAGGCGGACATCAAGCAGTACGAAGCGGGCTCCAACATCAGCCTGCAGACGGCCAAGCTCAATGCCGATGTGGCCATCCAGAGCAATGCCGCGCGCCTGGAGGCGGCCAAGATTGGCCTCACGACTTCGGCGCAGCGCGTGGCCAGCGCCTGGAGCATGGTGTCTGCATCTGCAGATATTCGTGGCGGGGTGAGCTGGAACTACAGCGGGTCGCTCGATCAGTGATGAGGGGCTGTAAGCGCCCCGTTGCCGACGGGGCTCATTGCCTGGAAGCAGTCGCTTAGCGTTTGACGCAAGGGGCTGGCTACAGGGCCAATTGCTTCGCAGCGTTCCCCTTTTTCGCGCCCGTCGTTTTGGTTGGCATGTCGACCAAGTCGAGAAACCTACTTCTTCATTGGCTTAGGAGTCGGAGTAGAAGGCACTGGTGGCTTCGCTGCGCCGTCCGCCGTCAAGGCTGTAGGAATACGCGCTTGCGCGGTTTCTAGCGAATTCGGCTTTGCAGTGGCATCAGCTATTGCAGACTGATCAACCTGCAGTTTCTTCTTTTCGGCTTGAGTCTCGATGAGTTTCGCCAAGCCAACACGCATGGAGCATGCTGCGTCATACTGGCGGATGTCAGCCATTGCATCGAACAGGGTGTATTGGACTGCAGTCTCGGTCGAGACAACTGGGCGCTGAGCCTGCTTATTGATGATCTCGCTTTTGAGCCGAACCCGCTCTGTGATGACGGCCGCCTCAAAAGCCTGGAATGTCTGATTGAAGTAGAAGGTGCTGGAGACGTTGTCCGCTGTCTTGCCTACCACCAGATTGGTTATACCTAGCGCAGCCGTCACTGCCGGCGTATTGAACGCGGTCACCGTTCCGATGCCTGTAGCAACGTCTGCTGCCAGACCCTTCGTCACATCCATTCCAGCCTTGTTCGCGAAAGCACGGTCCAGGAAGTTGGTGCAGTTGGTTTCAGATACGTTGAGCAGATAGGCGATGGCCTTGTCCCGAACTGTGCGTGTGGTGGTGCTGCTGCTCGTTGCCTTTGCCGCGTCGACTGCGATATAGAGGCACTGAGAGGACTCCTTTGAGTCACCGTAAGTGAACGGGCCCTGAGGCATATTTTTCATGCACTTCAGTTCAAACAAGTCCTTCAGGTCAGTGTCCGTGAGCGTAATGACCCCTTGATCCTTGTCCTTGTAGTAGACGGTCTGCTGCGGAGCAAGGTAGGTAGCAGTGGATCCGCATCCGCTCAGAAGAAGCGCAAGTGCGATCAGCTTCGCGCCGTTGTGGCTTTTCATCTTCTCCCCCTCCGAATGTTGGGCTCTTGATTGGGCCAAGCGTTGTCAGAGAAGGACACTACAACAAATGTTACAAATAGTGAATAGAGGTAGCCCAGCCCTGACGGCTGTAAAGTCTGCGCCACGTCGCGCTTCGGTCGCTTTTAGACAAGCGAGGATTTCCGACCGGAGATACCCATGTGCTCATGGTGAGTGGAGCCCTTTGGGTACGCGGGACGCTCGCCCGAATCGCCGACTAAGTTGACCTGTCGCAGAGCAGTCGTTCATTACGACGACTTCTGGACGTTAGCGGTTATGTGGTGCACCCCTCTAGGGTTCGACCGCTAAGCCCATGCCCGGAACACTCCGGGGCATGAAAAAAGCTCTCGCATCAATGCTGGCGCTGCTGGGCATTCACCAGCATCTGAGTGCCGAGCAAAAACAAGACATTGTGGTCGCGGCCGCGCAAGCCACACCGGGGGCTGTAACGGCCGGGGGCTTCCGGCTCGCAGGCCTGCCCCTTAGCGACTGGCTGGTCCTGGCATCAATCGCTTTCGTCGCATTGCAGGCTGCTTACCTGGTCTGGAAATGGCGCCGGGACTATGTGCACGAGCAGGCGCGTCACAAACTGCGCGATAAAGCCAAGGCCGCAGTGGGGAGCGTGCCATGAGCAAAATTCCATCGCAGCTGCGCACCAGCATTGGCGCCTTGCTGGTCTTGACCGGCTTGGGGAGCGGCACCTACTACGTGGACCAGGCCGCGACGGCCGAGGCCCAGCAGAATCAATACATTCAGGCAGTGGCGGCGGATCCTGACATGCCCGATGGCATGCGTATTGCCATGGTCATGGCCGCGTTCTATGAGTCCAGCAATCGCCACATTGGCGCGCCCTACGTGGACAAGGTGGGCAAGGGCCAGCCGCTGACAGTCTGCAACGGACTGACGGGCAAGGATGTGATCGCTGGCAAGTGGTACAGCCCCGCCGAATGCTTCCGCCTGGAGAAAAAGCGCTATGTGCAGTATGAGCAGATCGCCAAGCGCTCGCTGAATTACTGGGGCAGCTACAACCCCTTCCAGCAAGCCACGTTCTACGACTTCCTGCACAACAAGGGCGACGGTAATTTCCAGACCAGCACCATGCGGCGCGATGCGAACGCGGGCAACTGGGCAAAGGCCTGCCGCGAAAACGTGCGCTGGAACAAGGGCACGGTCGATGGCATGTCCGTGGTGCTGCCCGGCCTGAAGATCCGCGGCGATGCGAATGCCGAGCTCTGCGAGTGGGGGCTGTCATGGCCCGGCTGACCCTCTACACATCCCTGGCTGCTGCAGCTGCTGGCGCTGCCCTGGCCTGGTACTTCCAGGCAGCGCGCCTGGGGGCCGAGCTGGCCGACGAGCGCCTGCAGGCCAGCCAATACCGCGAGCAGATCGCTGATGAGCGTACGACCGCCGGCCGGCGCGTGCTGGCCGTGGAACGCACGGTCAACGACAGATACCAAGGAGCCCTGAATGACGCCATCCAGAAGCAGGCCGGTTTGCAGGCTGCTGCTGATCGCGCTCGCCGTGAGCGTGACGGCATGCAGCACAAGCTGTCCGATGCCGAGCAACGACTTGCTGACGCTTCCCCCGCCGCCCTCATCGAGTACGCCCGAACCCTCAGTCGCGTATTCGGACAGTGCAGCCAGCGATACGCGGAGCTGGCAATCCGAGCTGATGGCCACGCAGCTGATGCAGCAACCTGCCGCGCGGCCTGGCCAGTGATTCCCCAAACCAAGGAAACCCAATGAGCAAAATTGCAATCACCGAGCAGATGGTCGGCCGCTTCCTGTCCTGGCCATTGCCGGCGGACTTCGCGCCTGACTGCGGCATTACCTTCACCCGCTCGCCACACGCTGGCATGAGCCCCACGGGCACGAACCTGCTGCACTTTGGCCAGGCCAAGGCAATGCTCGAGCACTGCATGAACGGCGGTACTGCCAGCGCCGGCGCGTTGCCGCCCCACCAGCAGCGCGTGCTGGATGAAAAGCAAGAGCTGGACATCCGAATCACCAGGCTGGACGAGTTCATTCTGCGCAATGCCTTGTTCCGCGAGCTGGACCCCGAAGAGCAAGCCCGTATGCGCCGCCAGCTCGATGTGATGCGCGAGCTGTCGGTGATCCTGGGCGAGCGCCTCTCTGCTTTCTAAGCCTTCCTGCCCGCACCAGCCGGCTGCCTCGCATTGGACTTAGCGTAAGTAGCTATTTTTAAACTTCAATGGGTGAATGCATACTGTTTGAAGATTTCAATCGCGAGGTGCTGAAATGAAATGGCTTCTTATCTGTTCCGCGCTTGTCATACTCACACTCTGCATCAGCTTTTGCGCTTCGGTCGCAGACGACCTGAGGATGGCTAGCGACGATAGCTGATTGAGTAGCTACTTCAGTAGCCTTCTACCAAAGGCATTTCCGTCCCATCGACCGCAATCATCACGCCCGTGGTGTTGGGGTCGATTTCAATTGGGACGCCCCACAGCTCATTGGGCTTGCCGAAGGAATTGACGATGTTGAACTGTCGCAGCTCTTCCGGCGTCATCTTGATCAGCTTTGGATAGGCGTTGTTGTGGGCCTTCCAGTGCCTGAGGAACGTGTGGCAAACGCGCTTGTGGACTGTGTGGATCGGGGATTCATCGGTCATGGCACGATTGTCTCAGAGCACGCAGCCAAGTCGCATTCGCGCATGTGGAGCTGCATTCTGAGATCGTACCGATTCCTTGGTGTCGGCGGAATGCTGCTCTGGATCACCGGTCTAAATCTGCATGTCAGCTGCAGATTGGAACATTTGCTGAACAATGCTCCCTCAAGGCTGGCGAACCCTGTTCCGCCAATCAGTTAAGCAGCTATTGAATTAGCTTTAGTCCACTGGTGCCCCGATTCTTGTGCAGGATCTAATGAGAGCGTTGTAGCCTATTCCACTCATAGGCCCGCCCCACTGCTCAGGGAACTCATTCATGTATTTTTCAACGATGGCAGCAAACTGCACCGTGTTAAGGCGCATCTGTGTAGTGCAATCGTGAATCTTTGCTGCTTTCGTCTTGTTTGTTGAGGCCAGAAGTGGCGCGAGCATGAAACCGTCAAACAGCCCCTGGAGATAGTTCATGCGCGGGATCTTTTGGAGACGCATGTAGTCGTTGCCACTTACATACCCGCCGGGGATATAGAGGGATTGCGCGTGGCAAGTCAAAAATGCAAATGCAACGAGCGTGCTGACAACTAGCTTTTTCATTGTCTTCCTCTTATCAACTGATTGAGGTTGATTTATGTTAGCTATTTATCGGCGATTTGTCGCTCTGGTCTTGCGAGATCAGAAGGGGGCAGGAGAGCGCGCCACGCATGCCGGGCCTGGCCCGAAATACACAAGGCCGTCCTCAAGGGTGACGACTAGCAGCCATCCTTGATCGTCCTGGTCTGTGATGTAGTCGCTGGCGCTGCCAGGCAGGATGCGCTCATTGGGAAAGCCATATCTGCCGGGGGTGCGCAGCAGGGTTGGATACGTCTGCTCTGTCAGTAGGCGATCAGGGCTGAGCATCTTCGGCGATCCACTTCTTCAGGAGCGCTACAGGGTCAGGGTAAAGCGCGTGGATTTTCAGTGGGCAGACGTGGATCAGAGATTCGTAAAACGCGCGAACTGAGGTGTCGAGCGTCGAAACATCACCCTCGTTTAATCGATCCTCGGACCATTGCAGCCAGCGCTCCAGGATCTCGTCTTTTACTTCGTCGGGGCTGAGTGTTGAGAGCACTTCGGCGTGGACGGGTGACCAGAAGTACTGGATGGCCCACCGGTGCATATTGGATTTGGTTAGAGCGTAGGTGAGGCGCACGCGCCCCAGCATCATGGTGTCAATGTCGGTGGTGATCGCTGCAGGCGATTCGCGGCCAGCCGTGGGCAGAGCCTTCAGCGCCACCCCAAGCTCCGGTCCCGTCACACGTCCAAGGCATCCGTTGGTCGATGACATTTCAAACCCCTTTTTCAAATTGCACTGTTTATTTATACAGTAAATTTGAAAGCAAGGCTGATGTGGAGTCCAATAGAGGGCCTGGTTAAAGGAGGTCCCCCATGACCGATTCCGAAGATGATTTCGATGATGACGACGATGTTGGGGAGTTCGGGGATGTGGAGCGGGAGCTTTACACCTCATTGATTCCGCAGCCCAAATCCTTTGGCCGCTCAGGTGGGCCTCATTGGCCAGGGTGAGTGGATCACCGAGGAAATGCGCACGTTTGCGGGCGCGATCATCGAGCGCTGCGCCCGAAATGCGTTCAAGGCCGTGGAAGTGGCGGAAGCTCCGCAGGAGTACATCGAGCGGGAGATGTTGCCCGAGCCCCTGGAGGAAATCAGGAAGGAAGACAGTCACACCATCTCAAGATCTAGGATCGCGGTGCTGAATGGACTTGCAGCGGATGCCGGCCTCATTGAGCAAGGAGCTTGGATTACAGAAGAGCTGCGTCGGTTTGCCGGCGCGGTCATCAAGCGCTGTGCCTGGCATGCGAGACTGGCCCTGCTGGTTGATGAATCCCCGAGCGAATGTGTCCAGCACGACATGAAGCTGGAGTCTCTGGAGGAGGCGCGGCGGGTCATGGCCGAGTATTGGTGCGAGCTTGACGAGGAGCTTCAGTACGCTGGCGGCGGCAGCGACTGATGTGCAACCGCTATAACACCCCCACAGAGATCGAGATAGAGCGGCATTTCCGAATCGGTCGGGAGTCCCCCGGCTGGTGGAAGGATGAGCGGCTCGACATCTTTCCGCGCGCGTCTGGCCCATTCCTTCGCCGCGCGGTCGATGACCCGGGTTACAGCATCGAGGGCGTGGCGGGGCAGTGGGGGCTGATCCCCTGGTTTGCGAAAGAGCGCGTGCTGAAGTACAGCACCAACAATGCGCGCTCGGAGGAGCTGGCCCGCAAAGCCAGCTACAAGACTCCCTGGGCGCGCGGCCAGCGCTGCATCATTCCCGCCTGGTCCTTTGATGAGCCATGCTGGGAGACTGGAAAAAACGTGTGGTGGAGATTTCGCCGGACCGATGGCGCGCCGTGGGCGCTGGCCGGGCTGTGGAATCGCTGGAAGGATCCAGCGTCCGGTGAGCTGGTGGAGAGCTACACCATGCTGACCATCAATGCCGACTCGCATCCCCTCATGAGCCGCATGCACAAGCCAGACCCCAAGCTGCCGGCGGACCAGCAGGACAAGCGCAGCGTGATCCCGATCGAGATGGAAGATCTGGGCCAGTGGCTGGCGGGAACCCAGAAAGAGGCGTCCGATCTACTGCGCCTGGCACCGATCGGCGTGTTCGATGCTGCTCCGGCCTAGCTTGTGATGCGGCAAGGGTGCAATTTTTTGCTCAGACCGCCATCCGGCAGCGCTGAACGTTAATTGTGGAGATGCGGTAATCGATATTGATACCAATGGACAATATGAAGAGTCGCATCTACTGTCCTGACACGTATCCAGGGAGATCACATGCAGAAGCTCGTGGTATTTGCACTTTTCTTCGCCCTATGTGGAACGGCCAGTGCTGTCAAAAAGCTGCGCGATGGAGAAGGTGGCGGTGGCAGCGCTGGCGGTGGGGGGATGACTGGAGCACAGGGCAAAGCGGCTGGACAGGCCAAAAATGCCTCGAATGCGGTCCGCGAGTTGGTTCCAAAGCCTAAGCCGAAGGAAGTGGATCCATACAAGAAAGATCGCAATAAATGACGTCTGCCTTCATTTTGCGAAACTCTTAGCGCCGCTTTCGTCATCTATGGCGGTAGACCTTGCAGAGCATTGCGGGCCGTCTTGCGCCAGTCCCATGGTGCTATTGGCGCAGAGTCGCGCCAGAGCCCAGTTCCACGGGCTGCGGCTTCTTGTTCTGCAAACTCATACTGTCCTCGCTCCTGGGGAGACTGTTCGCGGGCATAGGCGCGATACCACCAGGCCATGCCTTGCGTGATCATGGCCAAGCCTGCATCGAGTGTCCGCGGCCCTGTCGGAGCTGATCCGGGCGCAACCCAGACAGAGCACACCTGTCGCTTGTACCGATCTGTCTTGGTGCAGCGCAGCTCGGCCTCTTTCTGAAATGTCAGCTCGGCCAGAGCCTGCCGGGCGCGCTCCCCGAATGGCTGCTTGCGCTCAGGGGCGTCGACGCCCTGCAGCCTCACTTTGACCTGCTCGTATTGACCAGACTCGCCACATCGGGCGGTCATGGTGTCGCCGTCTGAGATGCCCACGACAAGGCAGAGGAGGGTGGTTGCAAGCATCGCTGAACTTTGTAAGTAGTTGTCGGCGTCAGTCTGCAAATTTGATGCATTAAAGCCAGGTATTTGGCTGCTGTCTGGCGCGCTCTCTCCACATCTTATTCACACTCGCCAAGGGCCTGCAAAGTTGCACCTAGACGCTCTCCAAAAGCGGTGGTTAGTGCTGGAGCCAGAATTAGCTGTCTTGGCGGCTTGTGGCGGCCTACTGTTGTTTACTGCATGAATAGGCGTTCGGAGTTGGTATGGATGGTTGGTGTGCTTTGTAAGTGTTTGATTTATATGATAAGTGTAAACCTTTACACGGAGTAGGTCGGCGGTTCGAGACCGTCAGGACCCACCACTAAAAAACTAAAGAAATCAAGGGCTTAGAGCGATCTAAGCCCTTTTTCTTTGCTCTCTCTACCAACCCAAATAGCCGCCACAAGCCGCCTCTACCAACCGGAAATCGTGGCTGACCAACCTGTCTGAGCCTGGCGTGGCGCTCGGCAGGGGAGTTCATGGCCGCTTGAGAAAAGCCCACGACGCCTGGCCGGGCTGCATCTATTGAGAGGAAGGCACGGGCTCCAGAAAACAAGCCCGCTTGGTGGCGGGCTGTTCAGCTGGCGTTGTTGCATAACTCCTGCGCTCAACTGCGATAGCCTCGCTCGATGAGTGAATCGGTTTGAGCGTCAAGTCGTCGAGCTCAATGTTCGCGCATCCATCCTCAAACGATTGACAGGGCTGGGCGCGCCGCAGACGGTGGCCGTTGCATAACCAGGTCTGGGGCCGGGGCTGGGGAAAGCTCCACCTCAAATGGAGCTATGCCACACCAGCCACGGCAAACTGAAAAGCGCTCATCTGCCTCAGTCTTCCTGAGTGAAGGAATGCAGCAAAGGAGTCGCTTTGGTCTTGCAGACTCTCAGTAACCTTCGATCAAAGGCATTTCCGCCCCATCGACCGCAATCATCACTCCTGTGGTGCTGGTGTCGATTTCAATGGGGACTCCCCACAACTCATTGGGCTTGCCGAAAGAGTTGACGTGATTGAACTGCCGCAGCTCTTCTGGCGGCAGTTTGATGAGCTTGGGGTAGGCATTGTTGTGGGCCTTCCAGTGACGCAGGAAGGTCTGGCAAACGCGTTTGTGGACGGTGTTGATCGGTGATTCATCGGTCATGGCGCAATTGTCTCAGAGCCAGCCGGCGTGCCTGGCGTCCAACGGGATACGGCCAAAAGCGCAATGGTGACCGGTCGACGCCCACCTCGGCTTCAGGCCGATCTTGGTTGCTCGCAGCCGCAGGCTTGATAGGCTTTGGTCATGACCGCTCCTTCATGCCGCGATACCTTGGGCAAGCTGGGGCGGCAATGCGCCGAACGCGCAGGTCGCCGCCGGCAAGCCGGTTGGGCTGGCCGGCGCAGTGCAGCCTTGTCGTCGAGACGCGGCAGAGGATGGATGGACTGCCCCTAGCGCAGCGCCCGCCGAACGCCGATGCCTGCCATGTCGAGCAGTTGGCGCGCTGCCGGGGCCAGCCCCAGCATGTGGATGCACCCATGGATCATGCCCGGCAGGCGCACGGCCGTCGCGAGCACGCCATCCTCCTGCAGGCGAGCGGCATAGGCCTCGGCTTCATCGCGCAGCGGGTCATACTCGCAGCTGATCACCGTGGCTGGAGGCAATCCGGCCAGGCTTTCGGCGCGCGATGGGGATACTTGCTCCAGTCGCCCTTGCGCAGGATCTGCAAGATAGGCCTCGTAGCAATACGCCATGGTCGCCCGGGTGAGGGCGTAGCCATCGCCGAACAGATCGAAGGACGGGGAGTCCATGGCGGCGTCCAGTGCCGGGTACAGCAATAGTTGGTGGGCAATGCTCGGCGCGCCGCCCGCACCCCAACCATCTCCATGCCTGGCGGCCAGACAGGCTGCTGCAGCGAGGTTGGCGCCCGCGCTGTCTCCGGCCACAGCGATGCGGCTGCGGTCCAGTCCAAGCCTTTCGGCCTGTTCGAAGGTCCAGCTCAAGGCGTCGCAGAAGTCTTGCAGCGGCACCGGAAAGCGGTGCTCGGGGGCCAGCCGGTAGTCCACCGAGATCACCACCGCCTCCGTCGCAACAGCGAGCGCACGGCAGGGGTTGTCGTATAGCTCCATGGAGCCGAGGCACCAGCCCCCGCCATGCGCGAATACCAGGGCAGGCTGGGGCGCGTCGGATACCGACGGCCAGTACACACGCAGACGCAGCGGGGCACCGTCGCGCGCACGCAGCGTGAAATCTCCCGTGCGCGCAACGGGTTCGGCCGGCCCATGCAGTGCACGCAGTCCGGTGTCAGTGGCCTGCCTCAACTGCGCCAGCGTGGGCGCAGTCGGGGGCTGGGGCATCCGGGCCTGCTCCCGCAGGTAGTGGGCAATATCAGGGTTCAGAGGCATGATTACCGCGTCCTTTGCAAGAACGGCAGCAGTTCGGCGATGAAGGCCTGGGCCGCCTCCTCCATGATGAAGTGGCCACAATCGGGCACGATCACGCCGGACAGATCATGGGCATGCCCACGCAAGGTGGCCAGCGGCGCATCGCCTGTGGCGTGCTCGGCGCCTATGGCCAGCACGGGCATGCCAAGAGGGCGCTTTGCGCGCTCACGATTCTGTCGAATGGTCTCGGGAATCGCCCGGTAATAGGCGAAGCCGCCGCGCAGCCCGCCCGGTGCCGCATAGGCGTCGACATAGGCATCAACGGCCACACGATCGCGCCTCAGCGACCATCGATTGAACATGAATTCCAGATAGGCGCGTTCGCGGCCCGCGATCAGAGTCTCGGGCAGGTCGGCCAGTTGATTGAACATGAAATGCCACAGGAAGATGTTCTGCTCGGGCGGCGCGAAGATGCTGGGCTCTGGAGCCAGGCCCGGGATCACGGCCTCGGTCAGCGCAAGCGATTGCACGGCCTGGGGCAGGTCGCTGGCCAGCGCATAGGCCACCCACATGCCCACATCGTGGCCCGCGACCTGGTAGCGCTCGTGGCCCAGCGCCAGCATGGTGCGGTGCAGGGTCTGCGCGATGGCACCGGTGTCGTAGCCCGTCTCAGGCCGGTCCGAAAAACCGGTGCCCGGCGGATCGACGGCAATTGCCTGAAAACCCTGCGCAGCCAGCGCCTGCATGACATGGCGCCAGGCATACCAGGTCTGGGGCCAGCCCGGGATCAGCAGCACCGGCGAGCCCTGGCCGGCCATGATGCAGTGGATGCGGCGGCCGTCGATGCGCACGTAGTCGTGCAAGAACTCGTAGGCCTGGTCTTCCTGTTTGCGCAGTGCGTTTGATGTGAAAGCGTTCATTTTTTGTTTCTTTTTGAAGTTCTTTGGCTGCGGGCGTGCTCAGCCGATGCCGAGCATGGCGTTGATCTGGCGCTGGTCCACGGGGGCACCGGCGAAGTCGTCGAAGATCTTGTCGGTGACGGGGATGATGTGGTCGCGGATGAAGGCGGCACCTTCGCGCGCACCGGCTTCCTGGTCCTTCAGGCAGCACTCCCATTCCAATGTTGCCCAGCCG